AAAACCTTTAAAAAATGAAAGTCAAGGAGACTATCTCAAAAGAAATTATACAGCAGACACAGTTGTTGTAAACAATGAAGAACTCCTTAAAGAAGATTATTTTCCATATTAAGTTAATTATATAATTAGGAGAATAATATGGATTTTCAAGACGCAATAAATATAGTAGAAGAAATAAAGCCACTTGAAAAAGGCAAAAAAGGATGTATACTTTTTGATATAGATGATTGTTTGCTACAGGCAGACTCAAAAGCAATTGGTATTATAAAAAGAGAACCTGGAAAAGACCCAGTTAGACTTTCCACAGATCAATATGCAAAAGACCCTGACGCAGCAACTCATAGGGGTTGGTTTTCTTATGAAGAGTTCAGAGACCCAGAAAAAGTATATGCATCAATCGTAGGTGGAACACCACTTCTTAGGCAGATGAGATTGCTTGACGCACATGTCAAAGCAAACTATGATATCGCTTTCTTGACAGCCAGAGGTTTGCAAGATGTTGTAGATGCTGCCTTAAGAGCATTCTTAAAGGTTAAAGATGATAATGGAAAACTTAGTCCTATTGGCGATAGACTTAAGTCAGAAATTTCTGCAGCAGTAAATGACGAAATTAAAGCATATCCTGGAGCAAACGACCCAGAAAAGAAAGGTATGGTAATTAAGAACATTTGCCAGAAATATGATAAGGTTAAATTCGTAGATGATGATTTGAAGAATGTAAACTTTGCTAAATCTTTGAAGTTGCCAAATCTTCAAGTTATTCTTGCTAATAAAGCACCACTTACAAGAGGAATAACAGAAGACGTTTTAGAGGAAGAGATTTCTAAAAAGGTTACAAAGAAACTTGATAAACTTGAAAAATTGGCAAATAAATTTGAAAGTGATTCAAATAAAATTATTACCAGAATGAGTGCCGCTATGAAAAAAAGAGAGGGTAAAGCAATATCATCTGGAGCCATAGAAGCATTTAAGAAAACAACTCTTCAGCTTAAAAAAGCGCAAGAAGAATTAAAGAATATTAAAGAACTAAAAAAATTTAATGATAATGTTACACCCGAAACAAAAGAAGATGCAAAAGAGCTGGAAAAGCAAATGGTTGCTGTTTTAAAAGAGGCAAAGAGGCAAATAAAGGACAGCATGAATGATCCAGCAATTAAAGTTATTCTTAGAGACCTTGGTATTTTTACTTTATTAGGTGGGCTAGGTGGAACAATTTCTCTCCTTACGGGAAATATGATGGGGCTTACTGGTTTTGCAATTGGAGCTTACGATGTTGCCGTTATTCATAACAACAGAGAAAACAGAAGAATGAAGGCGCTAAATACTTATAGAAGTATAAAGTATTCTTCCAAAAAAAAGTCGGAGGTTAATTAATATGATAACAGAACAAACAAGTAAATTTAAAAAAACAGTTGCAGCAATGCTTGCTGCTGGTACATTGGCTAGCCCAGCAGCAGCTGGAAGCTTAGGAAACTTAAAGAATAAATTTGTAAAGCCAAAACCAAAAACACAGCAAGTAGTTCAGGATAAAAATACAGTAAATTATTTAAGCACAATTTCTAACAAACTGGAAGACAACTATGATGATAACCAAAATGATAAAAATCTTCAGGTTACTCCAATGAAAGATTTTTTGGAAGATCTTATAGATAAAGAAGGGGCGGATATTGTAAAAGCCGCTATTGACCTTTTAAACACTGATTATTATCATCTTAGTATAGACGGTCATGATGGACGCAGCTACTCAGCATGGAAAAAACTGTATGACAGTATGATAACAGAAGATGTTTTAGAGGAAGAGATTTCTAGCAGAAGACTAACAAATATAAAAGTAAAATATAAAAATGAATATTATAACGTTAAAGCATCTTACGACCCTGAGAATAAACAATATAGTTATTTAACTCTTAAAATAAAACCAGAAGAAGAAACAGATCCGAAAGCAATTGCTAAACAAAATAAAATTTTACTTTCGGCTTTGAAAATACTAAATAAAAAAACAAAAAGTAAATATGAAATGTACGAAGCTGAAAGTGAAGACGGAGAAGTTACTTTTTGGATTTATCAAAAGAATAAGACAATTAAAGAAAATTACTTTCCCTATTAATTCAAAAACCCGCTAATTAGCGGGTTTTATTTTTTAAGTTAATTGTATAATCTCAGAGGTTAACATGACAATTAATGATATCTTAAATGAAATGAACATAGAGCTTGGAAACGGACAAGCATTGGCAGTAACTAACGCTGTAAAACAAAGAACTGCTTATGATAAAACTGGTGGTAAAGACGAAGATTATACTAAAACTGCAGATATTAGTACAAGAAGAGTAGCAACAAAAGGTAGCGTAAGTGCAGTTATTGAATATCTTAAAAAGAAAGGTCTGTTAGATAAAGTAAACGCAAAACAAGATTATAAGACTACAGACTTAGTATTTAAAGCAGATGGTTCTTGCCGTGTAAATTTTGACAATGGTGGTGGAATTGATGTTCCTGCAGAAGTTTTAACAATTAAAAAACCAGAGCAACAGAAAACATTTATACAGAAATTTAAGGAAAAGTTCCAGGCATCAGTAATTACTGAAGACTTGCTTGAAGAAGATTTTAAAACAGTATTTAATAAAAAGATTAAACCAGCTTTAATTGGTTCAACACTTATAGCAGGAATGCTTGGTGGACTTGGTTTATCTACAAAATCATTGTTTAATAGTGTAAAAGATACAGCAAAGATTGTTAATTCAATAGTAAAGAATGCTAACACTTATGAAATGAACATTGCTGGTAAAGACGTTAAATATAACGAAGCAAATAATACTTTAACAGTTGGTGGAAAAACAGAAAAGATAGATTTTGACTTTGATATCCCAGACCAGGAGCCACCACAGTTTACAACTGAAAAGATTGGAAGTGATACACTTCAAAGATTGCAGCCTGTTGAGTTAGATCCAACAGGGAGAAATCGTAAAGTAGTAAAAGAAAGTTATTTCCCATACTAAGAGGACAATATGGATTTTGAGAGCGCAATTGTAATAGCAGAAGGCTATAATTTTACAAATGACGAAGAAGTATATGATGCACTTGAAGCAAATCAGATTGGTGTAAAATTATTACCAGAATATAAGGATAAAACTAAATGGGGCTACGCTTGTGAAAAACTAAGAATATTTTTCAAGAAGTGTAACGAACTTGGTATTAAAGATACAACTTATGGTGTTCAACTTTTACTTTCAAAAGTTCCACCTACTAATCTTGAAAATATTATAAGAACAGATGGTTTTTATGAACTTCTCAAATCTAGAAAAAAGCCTTGGGTAAAGGAATTAAAAGAATTCCAAACTTTAATGAATGAAAAAGAATGGCTTGGCGCTACCGTTAATGATTTGCATACTTTTGAAAAAGTAGTTCAGGAAGGACAATCTAAACATGGTAAAGCCGCTAAAGGTGGTGGTGATTTAAACGGCGTTAAAACCACTTATGATGACGGCACTTGGAAATTAATGATACCAAGTTCTTTTCAAGGGGCTAAAGCAGCTTCTTTCTATATTAAAGATGGTGAAGAAACCCCAACTGAATGGTGTACTAGATGTGATGAATATTATTATAAAAGGTATTCTAAGCAAGCTCCGCTTTATATTATCAGAAATATGAAGACTGGTAAATCTTATCAAATGGCTTTCACTTGGGATACTTCTTGGGATACAGATAAGGAAATAGTAATAGTTCACTTTTTAGATCAAAATGATAAAAAAGGAGACAAAATTACACAAGGTGATTTATCAAAAATACCTAATGAACTTTTAAAACACATTCTTATTCCAGCGGGTAAATCAAAAGGAAAAACAATGGCTGATTACAATACAGCCAAAAATGAATCAGACCCAGATGCTAAGAGACCTGGATATATCAACGCTGATAAAGAAACTTGGTCAAAAGAGCAAATAGTTGATAAAAAATATCAGAGAAGAATAGCAAAAGAATTGGATGAGCATGCCGTAGAAAGAGGCGACAGAAACCCAAATTACACTGAAAGATTTAGTGATAGAGATATAGTTAGAGTTACTTCCATACATGGTTCTTTTAAAGGAGATAAAAAAGAAGACGCATTAACTAATTATGTAGAAAACGGAATAAAGGTAGAAAATAAATATTTTCCAAAAGCAAGAAAGGTAAGATATTACTTTTTGGGTAATCCAGATGAATATGTAGAACTTGTTGCTTCTAAAAAGGCTGGAATTAAACCAAGCGTAAATGAAGCAACAGCAATGGGCTATACCAGAACAATTTTGCAGTATGTTGGCTTTTATGAAATGGGATATAGTATTCCTACAAAAGACTTTGCAAAATTGTCAAATCCTGTTTCAGAAAGAGCAAAAGCACAACCTGAAAGAACGGTATATGCATCTAAAAGTGCTATAAGAGCGGCAAATCAAAAATATGACGAGTCTGCAAAAAAAGAAAAAATATTTAATGCTCAAATGAAAGAATATGCAGTAGGAAAATTAAAAGCCGCTTTCCCACAGTATGAGTTTCAAAATATGGAAATTGGTTCTTTTAGATACAGAGCACGTACAAAAAGAGCTAAAGAGCTTGATAGAAGAATAAATGGAATGGGTGGATTCTACGGTGGAGATAGTCATGCCCCTGGAACTAATTGGTGCATTAGAGTTTATAAAAACAAAGATGATTTTGTTGGAACACTTTATACCCAGTTTAAAAAAGTTCCATTAAGAAAAGAAGATATGGAATGTTGGTTTGACTTACAAGACAGTACTGAAGTTCCACAAAAAATGAAAGATATATGTTTCGATGTTGCTCAATACATATTTAACACTTGGAGAAAACAGTTCAAGGGTGAAATTGTTCAAAACAGAGCTGAGGGAAACTATAAAAAGAATATGTATGAATCTGTAAATATTGTAAACAGATTTAGAAAGTTAATTAAAGGATAGGGTAAAGTATGATTACAGAAAGCACTTTAAGATTATTACTTGAAAATAATATTACAATTTCACACGATGAATATCGTAAATTGAAAACAAGCCAGCCAGACGCAATTGCTAAAAAGAAGGCAAGAGCAAAAAAATTGTACGGCGGCCTTGAAGATATATCAAATCATCAGACACAAACTTTGTGTAGAGTTCTTACTAAAAAATTTGCAGGCCAAAAATACGACGGTGATATTATTAAGAATTTCTATACAGACAATTACGCAGAAGGTAATGTTTATTATAACACTGAGAAAACAAACAATAAAGGTGGAGATGATTATAATTCAAGATATAAAATAGAAATTTATGATAATGGTGGAAATACACCAGCAAAAGACCCAATTGGATCTTTTGTTTATAAATGGTTTGAATTACATGCTAAATCATATCATGCAAATTACAAAAGATATGATAAAGAAATGCTTAACAGAGCAGAGGAAAGATATTCCAAAGTTAGCAAAAAGTATAATGGAAATATTCCAAGCAAACATCGCCCAGGTTTTGAAGACCATGTAACAAACCGTTTTAAGCAAATGCTTGGTGAAGCTTTTGACCCAGAAACATATTATAGAAACATGAGAATTCATGAAAAGGATTTACAAAACGGTACTGGAAGAATTGACAAAAACGGCGATTATTTTAAAAAAGAAGTAACACAAAAATCCTTAAAGAAAAGAAAAGCAAGTGAGAGACATAGTGGCATCAAAAACGATATGGTTTCTATGCATTTTGCTAGAGTTGTTGAGCCAGTTATTAGTGCTGTTAATAGACTTTATGCTGGTAAAGATAACGTAGCAAAGGTAGAATTAGTGCATGATGAAAAATGGGATGCTAAACCAGACACAGTTGGTAGTGGAGAATGGATAGATCCACAGTATGTTAGTTTTGCTGTTATTGATACAAATGGTAAGAGATGGGAAAGCAAAGTAGACGCAAGAACAAGTTTAGGCGGATATAGACCTCATGGTGACTTTAATTCTTCTGGTACAAGTATTAGCCCAGAAACTCTTCGCAAAATTGAAGAAGGTATTTTTAAATTAGTTCATGCTAAAAGAGATGCTTTCTATAAAAACAGTAGAAAAATTAATGATCAAATAGAACAAAAAAGAGAAAAGAAAGAAAGATATGGATATTACACCAATAATGGTGGAAAAAAAGAAAGAATTAGAAGAAACGTTTTAGGCGAAGAAAGCAACAATTAAGGAGAAATAAATGAATTACGACATAATGGCAGAACTTTTAGCAGAAGGATTTAAAAGAGAGCAATTGCTAGAAGAAGATTGGGAAGCACTTAAAAAAGAGCTTGCAGACTTGTATGTAGCTGGTAAAATCACAGAAAGACAGATTTCTACTAGACTTAACAAAGCAGGGATGGGTAGCCTTTCTAAGAACGCTGCTTATAAAATTGCACACGATCCAGATAATGCTCAGAAAAGAGAAGTAGCACTCCAGAGAGTAAAAGATGCTGAAGAAGAAAAAGCAAAAAGAGCAGCATTAGCAGCACAGGCAGCTAAACATCAAACAAGAGGAAGCGCAGCTCAGGCTTATTGTGATGCTTGGAACAAGAAATTCGGCCATATTGTAAAGGCTGGTGTTGTTCGCGAGGCTTTGGAAAATGCTTTGGAAAACCAGGGTGTTATTTTTGAAGATAGCATAGTAGACGACTATTTTGTAAATCTTTTTGAAGAAGTTAATAGTATTGGAGAAACAAAAATGACAGAAGAAAAACTGACAAAAATATTTGAGGAAACACTTGAAGAAGCTTTCTCAGCAGATAAATTAAAGAAGCATCTTAAGAGAGGCGCAATTGCTTTAGGTGCAACAGCTGCTCTTGCAGCCGCTCCTGGTGTTGTTGGTGGCGTAAAAAACGTTAAAAGAGAAGCAGCACAAAGCGAAATGGATAAGGCTGGAAAAGAATACAACTACAGCAGAGCTGAAGATAGAACTAATGAATTTGCTCAAGAACTTCACAAGAAAGGAATTGAATTTAAAGACACTGCCACAAAGTATGGTAAAGAATATGGTTCAAAAGCAAAAGCGTATGGAGCAGAGAAAGCAGCAGATGGTAAAGCATTTGCTGGCGCTTATAAAGAATTAAAATTTGCAGCAAAATCATTAGACGCAGCAATAAACGCCGATGTAAAAGCTGGTCCAGATATAGTTGCAAATTTCAACGCAGAGTGTAATCATATTAAAGAAAAATACGGAGAAGAGGCTTATAATCAGGCAAAAAAAGCTCTGGAAACCGAGGGTAAGCTGTCAAATTTAGTAAGATCAGCTATTAACAAAGCAAAGATTAAAAAACTTGTAAAAGAAGATGTTAACTACTTCCCATACTAATTAAAATTGATTAATTACAGCCCGTCAAAACGACGGGCTTTTTTATTTTAAGTTAATTATATGGATAACATTAAATATAAATATGTAAGACTTCTTACAGAAGGATATAATTTTTCAAATGCCGATGAAACAATCTCAGCAATTAAAGCAAATCAAGTTGGTGTAAAAATAAATAATTCATTCAAAATCGCAGCACAAAAATGCCCAAACGCTTTAAAGTCTATTTTAAGATATTTTTTTGAAAGATGCCAACAGCTAGGCGTTAAAGAGACAACTTATGGTGTTCAGCTATTATTATCAAAAACTGACTGCTATAGTAATGATGATGATGACGATGGCGAAGACTGTAGTCCAAATAGCAGCCTTCTTGCCGACGTTGTAAACACTGATGGTTTTTATGAAGTTCTTAAATCTTATAAAAAACCTTGGGTAAAAGAAATGACTGCCTTCCAATCATTGATGGAAAGAAGTAGCTGGAATTTCACAAGCATTGATACATTACATGAATTAGAGAAAGACATTCAGAGAGAGCAAAGAAATCACGGAAAAAAATCAAAAGGCTCTGGTGAAATACAGGACGTAAAAAATCTTTATGACGACGGTACTTGGAAACTAATGTCACCAACCTCATTCGACGGCGCTAAAGCAGCTTCTTTCTATATTAAAAATGGTGAAGAAACGCCGACTGAATGGTGTACTAGATGTGATGAATATTATTATAATAAATATTCTAAACGAGCGCCACTTTATATTATCAGAAATATGAAGACTGGTAAATCTTATCAGTTGGCCTTTGAGTGGGAAACAACTGATGATGGAAAAGACGACTACATCACAGTTTGGTTCTTGGATCAAAATGACGAAAATGGCGATGAGGTTACTGGCGGAGATTTGTCAAAAATTCCTACAGAACTTTTGAAGAAAATTCCTATTCCAGTTGGTAAAATGAAAGGTAAGACAATGGCTGATTACAAAGCCACACCTGCAGTTGACCCACACGAAGGTGAAAGAGGATATACAAAGAAAGGTGAAACAACTTTTGGAAAGCCACAAGAAATAGATTCTAAAACTTTAAACGCAGCATTAGGAAGATTAAAAAATCAACTAAGTGAAAAATATTATAATGAACTTCTTGAAAAAATTAAAGGAAAGAAAGTTTACAAATCTATCTCAAAGAAAGCAACAGATAAAGAATATCCAGAAAATTATGAAAGTGGCTTAAGCTCTTATGTGAGAGATGGTAAAATAGAGAAACATATATATGAAAAGAAAGCAGGTGCAAAAAGATATTATCTTGAAGGAGACCCAGAGCATTATTATCAAGTAAAATATTCTAAGAAAGCACACAATTCTGAAGGAAAGGTTGAAAACAAAGTTGGAGATACTTTGCTTGATGAATTATTCCAAGCAATTAAAGGGGTAGAAGAAAAAACTATGCCTTTAAAAGCATCTGGTGTTTATAGAGGCAACCCAAACCAAACTGTTTATTATCGTAAAGATAGAGTTAAAGATTACCTTGAAAATAAAAAAACAGGTGAGAAACTTAATGAAATTCATGCAGCTGTTCAAAAGCAATTTGCTGCAGAAATGAAATCAAAAAATATTAGAGGCTTCCAAATCCCAGAAGAAAGTCCTGAGCAATTAAGACTTAAAGGAAATGGTTATAATGGAATGGCTGGAAGAACTGTTAGATTAATCATCGGAGATCGTGTTGGTAATGAAACAGAATTTATTATTGAAAAAGGGTACCCTTTTAATAGAAAGAATGTTCGCTGGCTACCAAACACGGCTTTTGAATATAATGAAGAAAGAGAAGAATATAGCGAGTATAACAAAGAAGAATATAAAGATATTGCTTGGAAAATAATGAGCGCTTATAACAGATTGTGGCGTCAAAAATTTCAAAGCGATATTATCCAAAACAGAGTAAATAAAGAGTATAGAGAAAATATGTATGAAGGAGTAAATTATTTCCCATACTAAGAGGCATTATGACAGAGAAAGAAAGAAAATTTAAAGAGTCTGTTTTAAAAAAGATAAAAGACTATGAAATAAAAAAAGACAAAAATACTTATGTCACATTTAATGACTGTCTTAAACATGCAAAGAATCAGTTTGTTGAGACAGTCTATTACGATAAAACCAAAGAATTAATAGACGTAGGTATTGAAACATACTTGTGTCAAAAATCACCATATTATTTTATTTCTAAATATTGTTCTTTTACACTTCCTGGTGTTGGTGAACTTCCAGGAAGTAATTTATATTACTACCAAAAAGAAATTCTTAAAGATTTTATTTTCCATAAAAAGGTTGTTTTGACAAAATCTCGTCAGACTGGTCTTTCAACACTTATGGCTTTAATTTTCTTTTGGAGAATTGTATTCTTCGATTCTCAGTGGGGTGTTGTAATATCTAAAGACGGTAAATCTTCAACAGACGTTTATGAAAAGATAAAAGACAATTTTAAAAATATTCCATTTTGGACTGGTGTAAAAGATATTATTAATAATCAGAAAGGATGTAAGTTTAGTAATAAATCAAAAATAGATACATTTGCAAGGTCTAAATCAGCAGGGCGTGGTACTTCACCTACTATACTTTTACTTGATGAGTTTGGTTTCTATCAAACAAAGGGTATTGCTGAAGGTATTGTTTCTTCAGTTGTACCATCTGCTGCCAAAACAGGTGCGCCTATATTTATAGTTAGTACGCCTAACGGAACAACTGGTGAAGGACAATTGTACTATGAACAGGTACAAGAATTAAAGAATTGTGGCGGATATGACCCAATGACAGAAGCCGTTCTTTATGATGTTCAATGGTGGATGTGTCCTGACTACCCAACAATTACACCACATAAAGGATACAATGACAAACTAAAATATTTCGAGGACAGAGATTATTGGAATAACCCTGCCGTAAAAAAAGAAGCAGAAGAGTTCTTTAGACCAATTGCGGAAAAGCCAAAAGAAAATCCTTGGCTTGCTTACCAGTTTAAAACTTCTGGAGAAGTAAAATATCGTCAGGAAATTTTGCAAGACTTCGTTGTAATGGGAAACTCTGTGTTCTCAAAAACAGTTTTGGAAAAGGTTCAGGAAAGAGTTTTAAATCCTATAAAAGAAGGAGATCTTGGTGCAAGACACTGGAAAGGATTATGGTTTTGGACATTGCCAGAGAAAGGTCATAGATATGGTATTGGTATGGACGTTGCGAAAGGAACGGCAGACGACTCCACATCTATACAAGTTCTGGATTTGGATTTAGGAGAGCAGGTAGCAGAATATCTTGGAAGAATATCCACAAAAGAGGGTGCCAAACTTGTAAATGATTTGGGAAAATATTACAACAACGCTTATATTTATGTAGAATGTAACTCTATTGGTGAAGCAGTCTTTAACGATTTGTACTATAATTATAATTATGAAAATATGTACAAAATGAAGAAGATTAATAAACATGATAAAACACAAGTTTGGACTGGATGGATGACAACAGTTAAATCTCGTGAAATGATTACCGACTGTTTTATTGACTATATGGCGGAAGACGACTACTGGCCGTTGTTTCACCCACATTCACAACGTCTTGTTGACCAAATGAAAACTTGGGTATGGGCAGGTGGAAGACCAGACCACACAGAAGGTTCTCACGATGACGATATAATGGCAATGGCTATCTTACTTTATAATCTTCAAAAGATTAAGCAAAAGATGCCGAAAGGCGATGAGGCTAATAAGAAAGTTGCTTTTGTTGACGAGGAAGGTAGAGAAGTAACTGTTAGTAATGGTAATTCTGATTATGATGAGGATTATGAGGAGAAAAAAGAAGCAGCTATAGAAAGATTTACTGAAGAGCAAGGAATGCCAGAAGGATTCGCAGACGACGCCTATAATATATGGCAATGGCTTATAAGTTAATTTATATTGGAGACTAAAATGGATATTGATTTAATTCTTGAAGATTTAAAATCTGATATAGAAGCAGATCCTAAAAAGAACATATCTGTTTATGCAAATTTAGTGATTACTGCTATAAGAAAAAATGATAAAGCAAAGTTCCAGAGATTCTTGGGGCTTTTGAATACTTCTTTGGCAAAACAAAAGAGTAAGCTCCCAGCAGATGTTTGGAGACAGTGGCAAGAAATTACTGATGATTTCTTGGGAAACTATAATAAGAGTGCCCCTGGAATTACTTTTGAGCCTAATGAAGTTGGTCCAGTTCCAAAGCCAGGTGAAAAATCAAAAGTGGAAAGTGGAGAACAGGTTAAAGCAGAACTCGTAAAGGATTTGACTGCTTTGGTAAAATCTTTAGGCGTATCAGAAGATGTTTACAAGAACGATTTGGAAGACGACGATGGTTCTTTTGAAACATATAGAAGAATGACTCGTCAAGCATATAAGTCTGAAAAAATTCAGAAAGCAAAAGAAGAAGGTAAAGAAATCGTAAATGCTAAAACACTTTCACATGATGAAAGAGCTGGAAGAAACGCTATCTACAAGATTAACACTTTTACCGATAAACCACCAATGGAAGGTGCAACTTCTTTGTCTTCTTATGTAAAGAAATTAGCTTCTTCTGGGGTAAAACCAGAAGGACAAATTAAGATTATCTGGCGTGGTGCTGGAAATAATTACTATAAAAACCCAGTTGTTTTAATTAATGGTACACTTTATCAAGGTTCAACAGCAAACTTTAATGCTTCTGCTAAACCAGCACAGGCTGTTTGTGTAAAGCCAAAAGACCCAGAAAAGTATCAAGATTATACTGGCTATTTTACAGCAGATTATAACAACCCAGATTATGAAGGTTTAAGAAGATATCTTAAAACTGGTGAAGAGCAAATAAAAGAAGATTATTTCCCTTATTAATAAAAAAGCCCTGCTTTTGCAGGGCTTTTTATTATAGCACTATTGCTCCTTTCCTGAAACAATGCATAACTGGTCTTACTCTTGCGAGTAATTCTTTTCTTGGTAATAGGTTATCATTACCACTTGTTTTTTCATAAACTTCGCGTTTAAAATCAAATCTTCCGTATGTGTTGTCAATAATATAATTTTCAATATTGTTCTTATCTAAATCTTTTTTGTACTGTGCACCAACAATTGTGATATAGTGTCCAAAATCTTTAAATCTTACAGAAGTAACAACTGGTAAACCTCTTTTTAGCATTTCAACTAAATAATCTTCATCAAAATTTGTTAACCAAGTTGCAAAATGGCCCTCTTCTATATCTTTCTGTGTATAACCAAGAAAAACATTTGTAGCAAAATTCATTACGTCATGAACTTCGTTAGGGGCATTCGCTTTTGGACAGTCTACTTGCCAAATTTCTTGTCCATCTGCTTTTAATCTTTTGCTTTCTTCAACCCAGTTTTTATACATGTTTTTATATTTTGTTTCGTAATATTTAAGAACTGTTTCATTTGTTCTTGTAAATTTCATAAGTTTGTCTTCTGGCTGACTTAGTTCTGGAAGCTTATTTTTATCAAGTTCCCAACCAGAGTATTCTAACGCCTGAACCATATTTGTTGGCCCACAAGCAACACTTGGCAAAACCTCATTGTTTCTTTGGGAATAATTCTCAAACCCTTTACTAACATTAATTTCCTTTAGTGCCATCGCTATCCTCCACTAATAACTCATCCTCTTCTTTTTCTGGCTGCTTGGTTTGTTCTGCGAACTGAGATTGTATCTTCATAAGTATGCCGTTTGTTTGGTTTTGTAAAGCATTCATTAAAAGTTCTGCTTCATTTTGTTCAAGATTAAAATTATAACCCATCTTATTCTCCTTTGCCAAGAGTTTACACCTAAGTAGTTTTTTTGTCAAGTTAATTAAAGAAAAGATGATCGAGGTTTCGAAGTGATTAAAAACGGAAAAGAACAATTTATAGATTTAAGACATTCACAACAGATACAGCAAAAAATAGATGCGATAAATGAACTTCCAGAAACAACTAAAACGGAAGTTACAAAAAAAGAAGAAAAAGAACTCTCAAGTAACCTTAATAACTTTGGTTATGACGGTGGTATTAATAGTTTTGGTGATGCTTTTGGTTCTCAAAATAATACATTAAATAATAGACTTTCGCCAGAGAATAGAGCTGCTTATTATGATACATACGAAGAAATGGCTGCTTGTCCATTCTTGTCTAGAGGTCTTCAAACAATTGCAGATGATGGAACACAAAAAAACGTTGAAGGTAATACTGTAAAGGTTTATTCAAACGATGAAGATATAAAAAATATACTTGACGATTTGTTCCATGTAAGATTAAACCTTAATAAAGAACTTTGGTCTATATTTATTGAAACCTGTAAACTTGGTGATAACTTCTATGAGATTATTCCTGATAGTTATGAACATCCAACACAAGTTGCTAGAATAAGATACTTAAAAACAGATAAAGTAAATCGTGTAGAAAAGAACGGTAGACTTGCTTTTTACACTTATAGAACTGATGCTTTTGATGATACAGACTATTCTAATGTAATGGAAAAAGACGAAAAGAATCACGAAGTTGTTTATAAACTTCAGCCTTGGCAGATAGTTCATTTTAAGATTTCAAATAAAAAATTTGCACCTTATGGACTTTCTTTGTTAGACCCAGGTGTAAGAACTTATAGACGTTATACAATGCTTGAAGACGCAGTAATGATTTATCGTTTGGCTCGTGTACCAGAAAGAAGAGTATTTAAAATTGACTGCGGTAATCTTTCAACTAATGAAGCAAATAGATATGTACAGAAAATAAAGAATAATTATCGTTCAAATCAAATAATGGATGATAAAGGAAATATTAACAAAACTGCGGCTGCTCTTTCAGTTACTCAGGATATCTTTATTCCTACAAGAGAAGGGCAGGCAGGTACAGAAGTTACAACATTACAACCTGGCCAGGGTCTTAATAATATTGATGATATTAGAATGTTTAGAGATGAGCTTCTTTGGACACTTAATATCCCACCTGAGTTCTTAGGATTTACTTCTGATGGAAATGCAATGGGCGGTCAAAAGGGCTCTCTTGCTATGCAGGATGTTAAGTTCGCTAGATTTATTGAACGTATTCAGTATTATATAGAAGAAGGTCTTACAAAAATTGCTGCAGTTGAACTTTTCTTTAAGAAAAAGAAAAAAGCAGATTTAAAGAATTTCAGAATTGAATTAACACCACCTTCAAACGTTAAAGAGATTATGGATATTGAATATCTTAATCAAAAGATTTCTCTTATTTCTGCAATGCTTGGAACTAATTTATTCCCTAAAGATTTTATTCTTAAATATGTAATGAAAATGTCAAAGAAGGAAATTGCAGATATCAATCTTCAAAAAGATATCGAAATGGCTTCACTTGCTGCTCAACAAGGTGGAATGGGCGGAGATATGATGGGTGGAATGGGAATGGGTGGCGGAATGCCTCCAGCAGATATGGGAGCAGGCGGAATGCCTCCAACAGATATGGGAGCAGCTCCAGCACCTATGATGTCAGTTCAAACAGAAGAGTTATCTCCAAAAGTAATGGTAAAAGCATTCGGTAAAGACATTCTTATTGAGCATAAGGAAGATTATTCTAAATTAATGAAAGCCTACGAAGAATACCAAAAAGAAAAAGAGGCAAATCTTATAAAAGAAGAAGTTGAGGAAGGGCTTTCAAATAATGAGTTTATAAATAAAGTTAAAGAATTATTAATTAAAGAAGAAGTTGAAGCAGTTAATGATTCTGGAATGGCTCTTTATTATGAAAATGAACTTGGTGGTCTTTCTTTTGCTAATGATTCATTTTCAGTTTATAAAAAAGTTAAAACTAGAAAGGGTGAAGAACTAATCACAGAAGAAAGATTGTTAAGTGAAGAGGAAGAGTAATAAAAATTGGACAGCAGAAACACGATAAATAGTATTTTAAAAAGACTCGAAACTGAGATGGTTCCAGCAATTAGTGAGCAAGATATAATTGAAACTATTTCAACTTTGTATCCAGCTAGCGACCATCTTAAAGAAAATAATATAGTAATAAATGAAACAGTAATGACAACACCATTGGCAACTTCTCAAGAAATAAAATCATTACTGCAAAAAGATAACTCTCCAATGCTTGAAATTTATAAAGAATTAGAGAGAGGAGACGTTTTAAAAGTTCTGGAAATAAATAACTCTGAAATTATGGTAGAAAATCTATCAATAAAAGAGGAATACAGAAAACCTTTTAAAATTAATAAAATTGATATAGCAAAAGGAAATTTTAACGTTATTAAAAGAAAGAGTATAGATTTAATTAAAGCCCTTTCGAAGGTGATGCCTGAAGAATGTTCATGTAATTCCTAACTATATCATCAGTAAAAAAGAAACAATTTTTAAAAACATCTTGGTCTAAATAAAAATATCCAACATATAGCCCGTTTGCTACTCTTGAATAAACATAAGCATACTGTTGCTTAGTCTTTTTTAAAATACTTATCGCAGTTTGCGTTAAAATCTTTAATTGTTGTTCTGGTATTTGCTCTTCGTTTATTTCTACAGTCATATCGTGATTATACCTTTAATCTTTTTTTTTGTCAACAAAGTTAAGTTATATTAGGAGAAAACAATGGAACTTACAAAAAGCAAACTTAGTAATTATATACTTTTTTCCAATAAGAATTTAGAAAAACTTTGTAGAAGTCTTATAAATGAATCAGCAAATGCTGTTCTTCTTGAGACATATTCTGACAAAGTTCTTATGGCTGATACCCAGACAGGAGCACTTTATACAGCAGATTATAATTTCGACGGAAAAGTTCTTACATTAGAATCTTTCGACCCAATCGAAATTGTAGAAGAGGAGAACTCATTTGCTAACGCCGCTAGGGAATATTTCAGCGCTGACGCTTACGACACAGCAGCTTTAGCAGAAGCCTTCGAAGATGAATCTGACGAGCAGAATACAGAACTCTCTGAAAGTGTTGTAAATGCTCTTGCAGGAAAAAATAGTGATGTAATCAATTATGTGGAACTTGATGGTATTAATGAAGAAATCCAGGACGTAGCAAATATGCCATTCTTCAAGAACTATGAAGCACTTATTTCAGAATCACCAAGTTCATCAATTAAATACTTTAACTGGGTAGACCCTGTAAGAGTATCTATCATTAACGAAGATGAAGACAGAACAATCATCACAAACGCTAACGCAAAAGCAGAGAAACTCTTGAAAGACCCAGAGTTCAAAAAGACTTTCTTGGAAGCAGTTGAAGATATGATGGATGGTGATTACACAGTTATGGAAGATCTTCTTTCTGAAAACCCTGCTTTCTTGGCTGTTAAAGACACAAAACTTAAAGAGTTTGTTGGACTTGCAGTTATTGGAAATAAAACTCTTCAGGAATCAAGAAAAGAAATCGTTGAAAGAATTAACGATGTAATCGCAGAAAGCGAAGAGCTTTCTGAAACAAGAGATCTTATCACAGAAGACGAAGAAAGTGGTGCAGAAGAAACAGACGCTTCTCTTTCTACAGACGATAAAGATATCGATGCTCTTAAGTCAGCACTTGATAAAGCACTTGATAAAATTACAGATGAAAAACTTGTTTCAAAAATCAATGCTCTGAAAGATGCTTTGGATACTTCTAAAGAAACTGGAACAACAGACGTTGGAACAGTTAAAGAATGTGTAGAACTTCTTATGTTCTAATAATAAGAAATAATAACGAAAGGCTCGCTTTAAGCGAGCCTTTTTTATTGACAAAACTTTTTTTTATTTTAAGATAAATATATGGCAAATAAAATATTAAGATTAAAAGATGAAAATAATACAGAGGTTGGCGCCTTGGAGTTATTAAACAGAGCTCCATTTGTAGCATATTATTCAGATATTGGAAGTTTAACACTTAATCATAATAGTTATAAAAACGCTTGTATTCCAAAAACATATAATAGGGCAACACAAACAAATGAATATCAGACAGACCCTAAAACAAACGATGTTGTGATGGGAAGTAAATCGTTATATTTTGCAAAAGATGATACGAATTTTTATCGTCCAGTTTCTCATAGGAAAGGATTAGTTATAGATACTACTGACGGTGATAATGGTATCAAATATCGTTTTTTAGGAGTAAGTGCTGGAGTAAGAGTTTTTCTTAGAGGTAAATCAAAAAATAGTACAGGAATTTCTGGAAATTTCGGCGGCGCAGATTGGTATCCTGTTAATAACAGATCTTTACATGTAGATGGAGAAGCTGGCTGTTCTTTTGTTTCTAATGGTGACCAAGAATGGCATACATCATGGATAAGTCAGTGCTTTAATCATGAAGAAGAAGGTTCTGGAGATGTTAAAACAACTGGTTATAGCAATATAAATGATTTTAATGTTTTTTTAAATCCAAGTGCCGAAACCGCACATTGTAGCGTAGAATATCATTCTGGACAATATTTTCTATTTAATAGAGAAGAAGACCGTGGACATGAAGAATCACATAGATCTTGGATTAGTGATTTTTTGGGTGGATTTTGGAAAACTGTTGTTAGATGGGTTGCTAAAATAACATTAATCCCTGTTTACGAACAAAGAACTCAGCACTATGTGAGCGGCCCATTCATAAGCCAAAATGGTTATCATGAATATGGTGCTTGGCATAGATGTATTTGTGCTATGACGTATTGGAATACTGATTGGCTTCCATCAGTTAGATATGATGGAAGCTGGGACGACACAAGAGTAAATACTGCTGACGCCAAAGTAGAAAGTAATTGTTTGAATATTACTGGAAACGGTTCTGGTATTGGCGATTATACTAGAGGTACTTATAAATTTTTTAATATAGGTTAATGGTTAATTAAAAAAACAAAGTTAATTTTGAGGAAAACAATGCTTAGTATAGAAGTTATTAAACAATCACTTGAAGGTAATTCAAATAAAGGAATAAATTCTTTGTTATTGAAGAAAACAATAATATCTTCAATAAAAAGACAAGTAAGTGGTTTAAGTGTAGATTATCAAATTACAAATATAATTCAAAACATTTTAGAGAATGGAAGTTTACAAGATGAAGAAAAAACACAGTTGTTTTCAGAACTTAAAGAAAAAGTTTATAAAGATTATGAAAACACAAAAAAAGAATTAGAAGAACTATTTGGTTCAGTGCAGGAGGCAAACTAATGACTTTGGATGAAATACTTGGTAGTAATACAAACGCTTCCGATCAATTAAAAAAGATTTTTGCTGTAAAAGCACTTAAAAGCAGAATAGGAAATCAGCAATTTGGAACTTCTTATTTCTTAGAAAGACTTCAGGGTTCTATTCTTGGAATAGTTAATGGAGAAGCAAGCCGCTTTGGTGTTTACGGATGTTGTGAAAAAGTTTGCGATAGCGGTATGATTGGTTCCCCAAGAGAAAATAAAATTCCAGAAGAAATAAAACCAGAACTTATCAAAGAATTAAAGAAGGCTGCTTTTACCGCTTTAGAAAATTATAAAAAAGAATTAGATGATTTGTTTGGTGGTCAAGAAGCCCCAAAAGAAGCTTCTACTGAAACAGAGAATAGGGGAGAAGTAGAAGGCAATGACGCTACAGAAAGCGAGCCTTCTGTAAGCACTCAAGAAGCTTTAGGACAGATGTAATGAAATTTGAAGATATTGGTTTATTACTTGAAAAAAGAAACTATACTCATAAACCAGACTATAAAGGAAACAAAAGGGGTTCTTATATAGAAAAAGGTAAAACATATTGGGATTACTCTGGTGGAGCAACTCCAGGAAATGAAAGATTAGTTTCTCAAATTCAAAATAAAATAAGCCATAGATTTAACGCTTATGCTTCAAGAAGTGAAATAAAAAAATATTTAAAATCTGAAGACTCTCAAAAACTTTATGATAAATTATCTAGAATAGCAACAAAGAGATTTGGAGAAGATGAAGATGCCCCAGAATGGAGAGCATATGTATATGGTGGATTCTCAACTTCTGCAGCTAGAATTTTATCAAAGAATAAAAACAAAGGTTTGAGAGATTTGTTATAACGAGGTAAAAATGAAAACTTTCAAAGAATATTACGAAGAAAAAGAGGCAAATGAAGTTCTTGAAGAAGGACTTTTTAGTGTTATAGGAAAAATATTAGGAATTGGTTCTGCTGGACTTTTGTCTGCTTGGGTAACTGCAATGTTATTTAAGGGCGGTGTATCTGTTGCTAATTCTTTTAAGAATACATTAGGAAATGCAAGAGAAAGTTTTCCAGGAATTTTTAAAAAAGAAAAGAATGCTCCAATCGTAAAAGAACAAATGAACAAAATGGAGCAAGCAAGAAAAAAATATGCTGAAGACTTAAAAGATGTTTTTGAAAACATTAATAAAGAAGATTGGAAACAAGCAGTTGAAGATTTTAAAAATCTTCCAAGAGATAAACAAACTTCTTATGAAATAAAGCAAGTTCTTTGTCAAGAAATCATAAAGAAAACTGGTATGATACCTTCAAGTACACCAACTCCAGGAAACGAGGCTTATCAAAGAATTAAAGCGTTTTATGATTTAGCAACAGCAAAAACAATTGCTAGTGCTTTTCAGGCGCAAGCACAAAAATATATAACAGAAGGAAATTAATGGAAGACAAGTTTGAAACATTTGAGGAGTATGCCTTAACTGTAAAGAAAGCATTAGAAACAATAACTCATGATTATAATATGGGGGAAGGTAACGATGCGGTTCAAATTATTTACGCTACTCCGCCAGTCGCATTCGCACGTTATTCTCAAAATACAGAAAATGGTCAGAAGCCAGGTCCACTTATTTCCTTTTATTTGTCTGGAATAGAAATAAACCCAGAAGAGCAGTTAGGTGGTTATAAAGAATTATTGATTGATAAAACTTATCGCTTTAGAGCACCAGTAATTGCCAAACTTCAATACAAAGTAACAATTAACGCTATTAAAGAAAGTCAAGGTGATTTACTCCAAATGCAGATTGTTATGGGTATGCCCTTTAATAGACCATACGCCACAAAATTAAATGGACAGTGGGTAACAATGGAGGCTAAAGATTTTGAGAATGAATCTTCGGTTGAAATTGAAACAGATAAGGATAAAATAACAACAAGAACTGGAACAATAGAAATAGCAAGAGCTTATTTTGACTACCCTATCGGAGTTAATGATAAGTTTATAGGCTCTATAAATTCACATATTTACGCTTTGGAAAAATATTAAGGAGAAAAGATGAAAGTAACAAACAAAACAAATAAAGTAGTAACATTAACAAACGGAAGAAGAATTCCTGCTTATGAGTCTATAACAATTACTAATCCAGATACAGATTTAGTAGAACAGATTTCAAATCTTGTTAGAAATGGAATTTTAGAAGCTTCTTTCTAAAGCGCAAGTCGGGCATCCACAACCTCTTAAATGATTGTTTGGTGTTTGTTCAAAAACTCCATGCTCTTTGCAAATAATTTTTACTTTTGTCTTGTTATCAACATACTCCACCAAACTATAATCATATTCATCACCATGAACATTCATTGCTTTCTTTATAAACTTCTCTGTGGTTGAAGTTTTATTTTTAGAAATTTTTTTATTCTTACAGAGTGGACATCCAGAATGATGGTATAAAGCATTTGCTGGCTCAACCAAAAAATCCCCGTGCTCTGGACAAGTTATGATAACATTAAAATGTTGATTTATAAAATTTGTCTTTGTATAAGAATAATTTTCATCAATAAAAATATTGCTTAATTTTTCTATAAATTTTTTATTTTCCATATTTTACCTTACTTTTATCTTTACAACAATAAGATAATATTAATGACAGTAAGTAAGTCAGAAAAGGAGAAAATATGGCAAATAGAGGCCCTGGTATTTATTATAACATTAATGATAGAACCCAGTTTGAAAACCCAAAAACTACAACTGGCACAACAGTTGCAATAGTTGGTTATGCTTCAAAGGGTGAAATCGGCGTTCCTACAGAAATTACTTCTTGGAACGAATTCAAGGCTGCCTTTGGTGAACCTTTTAGCGACAGATATTCTGGTATGGCTGTAAAAAATGTACTTTCTGCAGGTGGTAAAGTTCTCTTTACTCGTGTAGCAGATGCAACAGCAACACCTTCGAATATAGTTGTTAAAAATGCTATTGAAGCAGCTAAGGGTTATGTTCAGTTCTCAAAAGGAACAGATGTTCTTATTGGAACAAACGGTTATTACAACGGAAAAATTTACACAACAAAACTCACAAACTCAAACGGTGAGTCAAAAGTATTCTTCGTAAGATCTCCAGCAAGTGGAAAACTTCCACAGAGTTCTATTCTTTCACAGATTATCAATCAGAACTCTGAAGATGGAACATCTGGAACTTGGGAAGCACTTATTAATGGAAATATTGCAGCAGGTCTTTTCTCATTCGCTGTTAATTACAAACAGAATGGAGAAATGAAACAGACTGGTGATGTTTTTGTAAAACTTACAACTTCAAATACAAAAGAAATTTTCGTAGAAGCAGTAAGAAAAGCAATCGCTTCTGGTACAAATGCACTTGCAGTTTTGCAGCTTTCTAATTCTAACAATGGTGATGGTGAAGCATTCAGCACAACAGCACCAACAAACATTGTAGGTGAAAAGAAGTTCATTCTTAATAAGAACGGAACAGAATATGAACTTACAATTAACCTTCCAGAAGGAAATACTTATGAAGATTTAGCAAGTAAACTTAATGAAGTTTGTTCTTACTACAACGTAGGTGTATTCTTACAGGAAGTAGAAGGCGCAGCACCAAAATTGGTATTTGTAAATCTTGATAAAGTTGCTGGTTCATTCATTGAAATTAAAGGATATAAAGTTCCAGAAAATATGTCTATCGTAGACAGTGAAAATAACGTTATCAATAACAAGAACTTGTTCTTGTCTTCAAACTACATCGTAGATGAAGAAACAGACGCAGTTATTTCTAATCTTAAGAACTTTGTTACAAACAATAACTTCGCAGATTACTCTATTAAAGTATTCGACGATTCTAACCAGTCTGAAACAACAAAGATTATTAACTCTGATTCTGTACTTGATGGTTTCGATGTAAAATATGAAGAGTCTACAAATTCTATCGTATTCTTCACAAATGAAACTGGTGATGGTTCTAAAATTGAAGTTGCTGAAGGTACTTTTGGAAAATTCTTGTTTGAAACAAACTCAAAAGTAATTGGTTCAATTGATGGACAGAACTATATTGATGTTGAAATTACTAGAGATACTAATTCTAAGAAGATTAGATTTATTTCTACTGGTAGTGTTGACACTCCAGTTCTTTCTAATATCACAGCAGCAGATATCGGAATGGAAAACCTTCCAGAAGTTTATATGAATCTTTTGGACATTCAGAAAGATGCAGCAAATTACACTTCTACAGGTTTTGACGACCCAGTAGTTGGACACGATGCAGTTCCTGCAATCGCAAAAGATATGACAATTTATACTTCTAAAGAATGTGGTACTGGAACAGCAGGTTTGATTACAATCGAGCAGTACGAATCTACTTCTCCAATTGCTAATCCAGACGGAACATATCCAAAGAAGAGAGATATCGTTGTAAAGGTTGGTGGCGCAGTTAAGGAAACATTCGAAGATGTTTCTATCAACTATGCTGACGTTGACAATCGTTTCGATACAATTATGAATGAAGCACCAGAAAATGGTGGTTCTGCTTATGTAAACGTTAAAGTAATCAAAAACGATTATGAAGATGAAAACGTTCAGTTCAAAGCTGGTTCATTCACACTTGGTGCACCAGTTGATGCAGATAGCGTACAGAAATCTTCAGATATTGACGAAAGTTCTTATGCTTACTATGATTATATGGTAGGTACAGACGGTATTCCAGTTGACGGCGGTGCAGAACTTTTCGAAGAAGTAATGGCTCCAAAAGTTTCATTGCTTGCTAACAAAGATTTGTATGACTTCCATGTAATCATCGCTCCAGATGATATATCAGAAACAGTTCAGACTGCTTTGATTAATCTTTGTGAAGATAGAGGAGATGCAGTAACAATCGTTGACCCACCAGTTGGACTTTCTAAGAAAGCTGTAATTGATTGGCACAACGGTAGAGGCTATGGTAGAGCAACTGCTTTGACTTCAACAATGGCTGCTACTTACTGGCCATGGTGCAAAGTTCTTGATACAACTTCTTCAAAAGGAAAATATATTTGGGTAATGCCATCTGTAATTATGGCAGCTAAATATGTAACTGTTGATAAGACAGCAGGTTCTTGGTACGCACCAGCAGGTGAAACTAACGGACAGATTTCTGCTATTGATATCGAGCAGTATCCAAACGAAACAGATAGAGATGAGTTGTATGTTGAATACAACAGAATCAATCCATTTGTTAAGTTCAAGGACGGTTCAATCGTTGCTTACGGTGAGAAGACTTTGCAGAGAATTAATTCAGTTCTTACAAAGATTCACACTCAGAGAATGATTGTAGATATCAAGAAGAAGATTAAAGTTGCTTTGAAGGGATACATCTTCATGCCAAATACTAGCGACTACGTTGCTAAGATTAACGGTAATGTAACTGCAATTCTTGAATCATTCAAGGCAGGTGGTGGACTTTCTTACTACAAAGTAATAGCAGATGAAACAAACAACACTACTGAAACTTCACAGCAGGATCAAATTTTTGTAGACGTTGTAGTAATTCCAACAGGAACAATTGAGGAAATCAATGTTACTATGACACTCGACAAGAACACTGGAACTGTTACAGAAGTAAAATAATGTTTCTTGACAAATAAAAATAAAAGCTGTATCATATTTGTTATGATACAGCTTTTATTAACTGATGCCACTATTCAGATAAGTGGTGATGACAAAGAACTAAAAAGAATAGAAAAATTTCAAACTTACGATGATAATTCTGCTTGTTTTTCAAGAGCAGGATATGATATTAAAAAACTTAAGCACGTTCCTTTAATGAAAAATATTAAAGGAAGACTTGTCGGTTTTGCAGGACTTGCAAAAGAAGTAATCCTTTTCTGTAAAAATAATAATATAACAATAGAACATTTCGACGATAAAAGAACTCATTTTGATTTTCAGGACAAAGAGTGGACAGATGAAGAATTAAAATCTTTCTTACCAAACTTTGATTATGTTGAACATCAGGTAAGGGCACTGAGAGCATTACTTAAAACAAATAAGATGATTGTATGTGCTCCAACTTCTGCTGGTAAATCTTCGATTATGGCTGCTTGGCTAAAACTTACAAATCTTCCAACATTAATATTAACAGATAGAGCAACACTCGGTGCTCAGCTTGCACAAGACTTTAGAGATAAAGGAATTGATTGTGGTTTCTGCTCTGGTAATGGTGTAAGACAAGGATACTGTATGGTGTCTACAATTCAATCTGTAAAAAAATTAGATTTAACAAGATTTCAAATGGTATTAGCAGATGAAGTTCATAAACATTCTTCAAAAACATTTCAGGAATTTTATGCCTCATTTGGTTGTCCATTAAAATATGGATTTTCTGCTTCCCCTTCAAATGGTAATCTACTAGACTTCGCAAGAATTAGACAGCAATTTGGAAGTATTGGAATTCAAATTAAATCAAAAGAACTTTCTGATAACGGAGTAATGGCAAAAGCAAAAATTAATTTAGTAAAGGTTGATTGCCCAGAAACTTTTGATTACCCTTCTGCAAATGATTTGGGAATTGTTCATAATAAAACAAGAAATAATGTAATTAGAAACATTGTAGAGAAGCATAGAGAAGGTGGTTATATTTGTATCCTTACAAGAATTCTTGAACATGGTCAAGAACTTGAAGAAACAATTCCTGGGGCGGTATATCTCAAAGGTGATGATCCTCTTAACAAACGACTTGAAATAATCAAACAATTTAATAATGGAGAAATACCAGTTCTTATAGGTTCTTCAATTCTTAATGAAGGTATTTCTATTTCAAACATGAAAGTTCTCATAATGGCAAGTGGTGGCAAAGCACAAACTCAAACTATTCAGAAAATTGGTCGTGTACTGAGAATTACAAAAGAAAAGAAAGAAGGTATTTTTTATGATTTTATAGATGCTGGGAATAAATATTTATTTAAGCACTCAAAACAAAGAGTTACTTTGTATAAGAAAGAGGGTTATGACGATATTTCAATTCTTGACTCTGACTTGACAAAAATTAAGTAAAACATTATAATTTAAGTATGATAAAAACTTATAGAAGCAAAAAAACTTTTGAAGCACTTCTTTGGACTGGAAAGAACAAAGAAGAGCTTGAAGATTTTGTCGGTGGCGCTGATAAAATCATATGGACTTTAAGTACAACAAAATCACCAAAACCAGACATTCTAAACAATTGTTCTTCAAAGCCAATAGAAGAAAATAATTATATTGCTTTTGAAGATGGTAGGTTTGAAGTCTATACAATGGAAGAATTTGAAAATTTATTTGAGGAGATATAAAAATGGCTTATATGAAATACGATCCAGAAAAATTTATTCCTTTTGAGGAAGTGGAAAAATTTTGGGAGAAATCAAAAAAAGCATTAACAATGGGTTATGTTCATAATCCATTTTGTCATGGCGTAAACGGTAAGAGCTGCAAATTTTGTGTTTATAGAGGAACAACAAAAGCAACAAAAGAAGAAGTGAATGATTATTATTTTAATTATTTACCAAAGCAGTTTGAAAAATATAAAAATGTAATAAAAGGTAGAAGATTTTCATTAATAGCGTTTGGGGGTGGAACTCCTAATTATTTAAGTGTTGAAGAATTTGAAAAATTTTTAAAACTTCTTCCAAAAGAGTGGAAAAATATCCCAAAGCAAATAGAATTACATACTGCATATATATCAAAAGAATGGCTAGAAATGTTAGCAAAATATAATTTTAAATTATTAACATTTTGTATACAAACATTCGATGAAGAAATTTTAAAAAATCAAAACAGGTTACCACCAGTAAAAAACACAATAGAATTAATGAAATATGCAAATGAATTAGGAATGTATACAGCTGTAGATTTAATATCTTATTGGTCTGAAATTTCTTTAGAAAAGAATAAAGAAATATTAATAAACGATTTAAAAATTTTAAGAGAAGCTAAGCCAGATGAAATTTCTATAGCGTTATTATATCAAGAAAGACAAAGAACAGAATATGTAGAAAAAGATTCTTTTATAAGAGAAGCAATATCAGCTGCTAGATTTGATGATTATTGGACAACTTCTTTGTGTACAGAAGAAGAAACAAAATTAAAATGCACAGATGTAAACCCAACAATAATAAACAGGTTTTTTAAAGAAAGAAACGGAGAAGCAGAAAGATTATTTGATACTTATTGTAGAGGAATTCAGGTTTGTGATGATTATGGAACTTTTACTCTTGGAATAGGAGATTATAAAGGAGTAATACACGATACTTTTTCAAGACCTTGTAATGGAGTTACAATATATGAAGTAAACGACGGTTCTGGTGAAGCAAAATATTATTTAGCAAGAAATTATAATTTTTTTGATGAAGCAATAAGAATTCTTACATTCTTGAAAGAAAAAATGAATGATGATGCATTAATAGTGCCTGCTGATTTTGTCTTTGCAATATCTGGAACATTAAACAGCTTAGTAAAACAAGGCGGCAATTGTTGTTTTGAGCAGGGTGGCTTGTTTTATAGTTTTGTACTTGATGAAGCAAATAGAGAAGAGGCAACAATTTTAAAGAATTTCGCAAAAAAAGTTTCAAAACTTAGAGATGAGTGTATTGGAAGAAATGAATGCAAAAAAGACGAAATTAAATTTTTTGATTTCTGCAAAAAAACGGAGAAAAAATAAATGGAATATGTAAAGAATAATGTAAAATTAATTGACTTGGCAGAGCCAGGGAGAAAGATTGAATATGCTGGTAGAGTGTGCTACAAATCACAAGACAAGATTTCTGATGAATCTTATGAAAGATTTATTAAAGGAATTGTAAATAGAGGACATACTTCTGTACTTGAACACGAAAGAAAAATGTTTGCAGTTACAGAAGAATATTGGCTAAAGTTTTGGCAGCATCTTTTTGCTCGCAGTGATAAAAGTAGATATTTTAATATTACAAGTAGCAAAGAAGGGAAATATGTTTATATTTCTGGAAACATAAGAGCTTGGTATGAGCTTACAAAAGAAGAGTCAGACGATTTTAAAGAAGATAGAGAGATAATTAGTGCTTTCTTGGCAAAAGATTATCCTTATATTTTTAGCAGAAATGAAGCAATTCGTCTACCCACAGATGTGGTATTTTATGGTACAGAAGCAGAAAAAATGTGTGGTGATTTAACAAAACATAAAGCCTATACTTTTGAAATTGTAGGAAGTCGTTCTTTTACTCATCAGATTGTAAGACATCGTTCTTTGTCGTTCTCTCAGGAAAGCCAGAGATATTGTAATTACAGCGGTAATAAGTTTAATCATTCCATTAGATTTATTAAGTGTGAGGCTTTTGACGATGATATTCTTCAGACAATAGAAGATGCTTATTTCAAGGCAATTGATAATGGTGCAAAGCCAGAAGATGCAAGACAGATATTGCCAAACTGTGCAGCATCTACAATTGTTGTAACTGGTACTTTAGAAGATTGGAAAAAGTTCTTACACCTTAGAGTTGACGAACATGCCCAAAAGGAAATCAGGGAGATAGCGGAAACTATTATGAACTATCTACGTTTGACAAAAAAGGATATTAATTTATAATTAATCGAAGAAACTCCCTTTTTTCAAAAAGGGAGAAAAAATTGGAGTTAGGATGTTAAAAATTATTTATAATAGTCCATCATCGGAACTAACAGACAAGAAAAAGAATAAGCAAATAGCAGAAGCGGCGAAGCTGTCAATAAAAGAACTTGGAAGTATAGAAGTTTATTCTTCTATGTATAATTCTGTAGTTGGAAAGATTGCTAACGCAGAAACTATAGTGCCAGGTTGGTTTGGAGTAGACTTTGAAACAGAAGACGAAATAGAACCAAACGCTTATAAGAAAGGTTGTTTAGCCCAAGAAATTGTTTTTGGCAAGATTTACGACCAAAAACATGATGCTTATTTTGAAGGAATTGAGAGGATAGTAATATAATGGATCCAATTGGTGTTATAATAGGTGCAATCTTAAGTATTTGTCTTATTACCACATTACATATCTTAGATAAGAAGTATTGGAGTAAAGATAAACACAAAAGTTAAATGTATGGTTGAGAACTACATTTACAAAAAAGATTCAGATATAGATAAATTCTTTTACGAAGATCAAAAAATATCATTAAGAGAATATCAAAAAGATTTACTATTATATTGGTCTGGTGAGGAAGATAAAGCAGAATATGCTTTAGTTAATAAATCACCAGATACAATTGATGGTATTTCTTTTTGTGCTGATGGCAAGTTTGGTGCTTATGCTAAATTAAACAAAAAATTAAGTTTTGATGGTGCTAATCTTGAATCTCTACAAGACAACATTCATTTAAGTTTCTGGTTAGCAGCATCAGAAGCAGAATCTCATACAACAGCTTATTTAAGAAAAAAAGGAACTTGGGAGGTTTTACCAGCTGGCGATTATTCATTCTGTATACAAGTAGATGGTGAAATACAAAGAACTGCCGTATTTACATTAAAGAAAGAAACAACTTTTAGCGCATTAAAAAATAAAATAAATTTCGAACTAGACCCTTCTAAATATAAAGCAGAAATAGACCCAGATCAAACAACAAATGAAATAGTTGCAGTAAGAAGCACAATCCCTGGAAAAAATATTACTATATTTGACGGAGCAGAAAGCAACAACTTAATGGACTTCTTGGAAGTATCTTCAGTTACTTATGGAACAATACCAGCAAGAGAATATGAAATATCTTCTTTGCTTTGGGAAACTGGTAGTCTAAAAATATCTCATGTAAAAGCAGAAGAAAATGGAATTACACTTTCTAAATTAAAATTTGTTTATAAAGAAGGTGAAGAAGAAAAAATGACTACTATTCCTTGGAATAATAATGCAATCTCATTAGATAATATAGAAGTAGACATTGACAGTTCCGTGATGTATATCTTCTTAAATGGTGAATTACTTAAAGCAGTTCTTATATCACCAATTAAGAGAGTTGCCTCAAAAACAATTTTAACACTTGGAAATGATGAAAAAGAATATTGTTATGAAGAAGTAATAGTTAAATCAAAATTGCAGCATAAGGAAAACTTTACTCCAGCAACAACACAACTTACAAAATATGATACTTCAATTCCTTATATAGATTTCCACTATTCAGGAAAAAATATATTTAAAGAATCTTTAACAGATTTAGTAGCAGAATGTTCTGATAATATCTCTCTCGTTCTTAACTATGATGGTTTATTCTACTATTATAGTTCTGGCGATTGGAGAAGTTCTGACGGAACATTTCAAAAGTCAAATGACTCATACACATTCGCAGATTATATAAAAGAATTCGTATTTACTGGTAAAGACGATTTGTTTATCAGAGCTTACTTTGAATCAGACGGTGATACAGAAGCTTGGTTAAAAAGTCTTTACTTCACAGTAAATGAAGGTTCTATTTATGGTGATGAAAAAGCAACTGCAGCAATTCTTGTTGGTGAAAAAGAATTCACAGACGATGAGGAAATAGAACTCGAAGGCAAAGGTTTAAAAATCTCAACTGATCAAGGAGCAACAGATATAGTATTCCCAGAGAATATGACTATCGACGAAGTAGTTGCTTTTATAAAGAGTAAATATCCAGAAGGAATTGCTAGTGTTTACAAAGACAAACTTGGCAGATTGGTTTTGGTTTCTGAAACAAAAGGCGACAGTGCTTATGTAATTGTTGCAGGTGATGCCGCAGATATATTATTCGGAAAGACAAAATCTGCTCAAGGAACAAACCCAGAGAAAGATACGCTTAAGCAGAACTATGAAGAATTTATCGAAAAAGTAAAAGAGTATTCTTCAAATGATTTAATTCCTATAGAAATAAAAGATAGTCAGATAAGATTATATCTCGATGAAGCAATCAATCTTTATAAGAAGTATAGAAACGATGAAGAGAATACTTATAAAGTTCAGCTTGAAGGAAACCCAGAAGAAGGTTATTTAATTCCACAGGTTATAGGTGATTGGCACGACATAACAGACATTCTTTTCAAGCCATTATTCCCTATTGGATTTTATACTGGTGCTTTCGACAATGATATGGAAGATATAGTTTCACTTTCATTCTTAAATGCAATGATGGGAAGCGGTGGCGGATTTAACAACTTCTACGGAAGAGGATTTGTAACAGATTATTATATTTCTCTTATGAGTATAGACTCTATGGAAATGGCTTTAGGTATTCAACCATCTTGGAGAGTTTATAATAATAGATTGTTTATTCTTCCAAACAATATAACAAAATATCTTACAGTAACAATTTGCTACAAGGCTCCAATAGACCCAATTAAAGCACTTAGAGACCCATACATTATTCAATACGTTTATGGAAAAATAAGAATGGCTCAAGGTGAAGTAAGAGGACAGTATGGTTCACAACTTTCAAGCGGTGGTCTTCCAGTAACTCTTAATGGTGATTCTATGTATGAGCGTGGTAAAGCCGCTTGTCAAGAAGCCTTGGAAAATATGAAAAAAGAACAAGAGCCATTAGGGTTCTTCTTCGGTTAAGGAGTAAAAATGGCTTTTAATTATGTAGATGCATTTCAGTCTTCTTCTCAGTTAGAGTACGAGTCAAAGCAGCACGACGCTGCTGTTGAACTTCAGGGAAGAAAGTGTTATATCTTTATGCTTGATAGAGAGAAAACTGAAAAGTCTGAAATCTATAATGAAGCAATTAATGGGAGAATTTATTTACCACATTTTGAACAGAGAGCATTGTATAATACAAACGAGTGGACTAATAATATAAACCTTAATAATTTTGTACAGACAGAAGACACAATGAACTTTGAATTTAATTTTGCTAGAATGGTTTGTGCAATTAGAGATTTAAAGGATAAGAAAGCGGGAACATTAATAGTAAAAAATACCACTGAAGAAATACTACATCTTAAAACAGAAAATAATAGATTTTGTTTAACAAGCAAAAACTTTGTAAATTTACTTGATTTAGATTTAACAAAGTATAAATCAATAGCAGCATTTATAAATGACGCCAATAAAAAATCTTCTGTCCTTGAATTAAGTTATGAAGGTGATATGGAAGAGGCAAAAAACATAAATGCTGTTAATGTAAAACTCTACCCAAACAGAAAAGAAAAAATAGAAGTGCTGGATAGAGTTTATCAGAACTGTGGAGATGTAATCCTTGAAGGTGATATTATCCTAACAGATAAATACAAACTCTATCAAGTAAACAATGTTTATCCTACTGGCTTGATAATGAATGATTACATCTCTTGGACATGTAAGTGTAATGTAATGGACAACGCATTAGCAAACCTTCCAAACGATTATAGAAAAATAGTAGCAAGAAATCAATATGCTTTACCTAAGACTAAAATAAGTTAATTATATAGGTGTGGAGTGCGCCCTTTGCGTAATTTAATATTTAAGCGGCCTTTCGCCTTTATATTAGAGAAGCAATTAAGTCTAATCCGACAACTCGAAAGGAGATACAAATGGATTTTAAAAATTATGTTAAAATGATGCTTGAAGCTGAAAAAGCAAAGGATCAGGATGAAGAAAGAGCAGAAGATCAGGACGAAGATGAAGAAGATTCTGATGATGACGAAGATGAGGACGACGAAGAGGCTCAGGCTTCAGTAAGAACAAGCAAGACTGGTTGCACTGGTGGTGAAGCATCTGCAGATACAGAAGACGACGACGAAGATGACGATGAAGACGACGAGGACGATTCTGATGACGACGATGAAGAAGACGATGACAAATGCCCAGACTGTGGTAAGAAACCTTGTGAATGCAAGAAAGGAAATTCTTTAAGAGAATCAGCAATTCGTTATTCTAGAGATAACTACGGAATATCACTTCTTACAGAAGAAGAAATGGTTCTTTGTGAAGACATCAAGAACAATTCTGCATCTAAATATCTTGCTAAACTTTCTAAGAGAGCAGAAAAAGAAGCTGCTAAATATTTTAAGAAAGGAATGAAGCAGGAAGCTGCACTTTCTAAGAAATCAGCATCTGCGCTTAAAGAAGCCTCTAATAAACTCTTTAAATGTGAAACAAGATATAAGGGCGGAGACGCTTCTGCAAAAAGAGAATATAAACAGATTTGTAAACAGTATTCTAAAGAGTTGAAAACTCTTGGAAAAGGTGCAAGAGGACTTAAGAATCTTGTATTTACATTAATTTCTGGAGTAATCTTACTCGGTGCAGTAGGAACAACAGTTATTGCAAATGATAACCCAGATGGCGGAGCTATCGCTAAGATTTCTAAAGCAATTGAAGCATTTAAAGCTGGAAGAGCAAAAGATGGTTTCTCTGCTTTGGGAGATATTGGAGAAAACAACAAGAGCTTTATAAACAGTGTTATATCTGGAGAAAAATTTAAGGCTACTGACTGGAAAGGTACAAAAGCAGATATCGATGCTCACCTTAAGGGCTGGTCAGATGCAGAACAAAGACGTCGCTATACAGAAGAAAATTTAGGCGGATTCATCAAGAAAGGTGTTAAAAAAGGTAAAGCTTTTATATCTGGTGTTAAAGACACTTACAAAGGTGCTGACGAAGAGTTTAGACTTATTGGAAAAGGTGTTAAAGAAGCTTTAACAGGAAAATAATAAAATAGGGCTTCGGCCCTATTAAATTATTTATAGGAGAAAATAATGGCAAAGACTTTAAATAATAATGGCGTAGTTGATGCATCAGACAGTTTCGAATATAATCACACATTTACTCGTGTAAATGGTAGTCTTCAGCAAGTTTCAGACGACGTTCTTAAACAAACTGGCAATGGCGAAAATGCTTATATTTACAGAAGTAATGTAGACGCTTCAAAATATCGTCAAGATAAAGACCCAGGAGTTACTCCAATCCTTAATGGTAGAACTGCTACTGCTATCGGAAACACAACTGATTCAAGTAAAATGGTTTATAATGGCGGTGCAAGATCTGATGGCGAAGGACCTAAGTACAACACTACTGGAGTTTCTGACGGCTATAAAGAAGATGATTCAACATTGAGAAGAGAAAAACCTTATACAATTGGCGATTGGAACGCTAATGCGATGAGAAACTAAATCGAAGAACCTCCTTTTTTTTTAAAAGCGAGAGTTTGTCGGAGAAGTGCTGTAATGTTTCCAACAACGCAACGCACAAAAAAAAGCCCTGCTAAAAGCAGGGCTTCATTATTTTTAATTTTTTAAATATCTTTCAAAAGCATCTGGGTCTTTAAGTGATGGCTTACCAGCCATTATCCACTTTTCATAACAATCAACACATCTTACATATCTAATACTAGAAGTGCTAGAAGACGCTGTTATGAAATCATAATTAGGTTTTTTATGATTAGGCATTTTACGGTTTTCTTCATAGAAGTTTCCAATCACTTCAGGGTGATATTTTATTTCGTGTGCCTGACACCATTCATAAACTTCTTGCTTCTTTGCATCTGTATCTGCCCAACCACCAAGCCAAATTGTTGGTACATGCTCTAATGGGTTTTCTTCAGCTGCTTTCTTTGCTGCTTTTACTTCTTCGATTTCCTTTAGCCATTCTTTAATTTCTTCATTACATTCTTTGATACATTCTTCGTTATCATCTATCTGTTTAGTTAAATAGTTAATGTGTTCATCAAATGTGGAGAATTCTCTTTTACCTTTTGGTAGAAATCTGTTTATTGCTTTCATATTTCTTGCACCCATAAGAACTCCTTAATAATTATTCCTCGTCTTCGTCCTCATCATAATCTTCATCTTCGTCGTAATCTAAGTCGTCCCACCAACTATAATGAGTTGTACCATAATGACTTCCAAAGTTTTCAAAAAGAAAAGCGTGTTCATCAATATCAATTACTTTGGCTCTTTCAAGATCTCCTAATACTTGGCTTGCACTAACTTCATATTCTTCGTTTGAGCCACAATAGCCACTGCAAGATCTACCGTCGTCTGAAAGTTTTTTAAATTTTGCCAATTCGTTCTGATATTCATCTTCGCTAAAAAGATCAAATCCTTCAAAATCAATTTCATCTGCCCAGTTTGGATTAGACTTTACCAAATAAAACTTATCCATAATTTCCTCCTAATCATGCCATAAATATTTTTCTGTTTCTGAGAATACGTCATCATCATATCTAAGATGCGGCGGTATGCAATTACCTCTACTATCGGGAACATATGCGTGCCGCCAATAAGTATAAAGGTTATTATAATTTCCATTTTTGAAATAACCAAACTCATCATTCTTAAAGGCATCTGTCTTTTCAGAACGACAATATTTACAATGGTCTTTTTTCTTCATTCTTATGAGAGTTCCACAAGAACAAGTTTTAACATCTTTTCTTCCATAAAGTTTTTCAATACAATCGGTACATATCCAGGTATTGTCTTCTGTGAAATGTGCTTCTTTTAATAAAGTTTCTTTTCCACAATTACTACATTCTATTTGTGCTTTGTCATAACAATCAGGACAATAATTGTGATCGCCAACAGTTTGAATATTGCCTCTAACAGTTCCACATACATCACAATTTCTCCAAAGCATATTAAATAGGCAATCGCCTTCGAATTTTATTTTATCAGAATAAGCAACCACATCTCCATTGCTGTACTGAACAATCGGGTGGAATCTCAGATAATCATCTGAGAAGTAATACTTATCTGTATCTGTATCAAGAATTGAATAATCCAAATAAGGATAAACAAAGAAATCTGCTTTGTTGTAAACTTTGTCAAATCCATACTTGGCATCTTTATTCTTTACATCTCTTACACATTTAAAATGTTCGTCTTGAAAAGCCATATAAGTTTTAATTGGATACCAAATGTTTCCAACCATTTCACCGTCTTTGTTTACAAAACCAAAGCAGCGATAGAACATTTTATAACTTTCAAGTCCTTTAAATTCTTTCTTTTCCAAATCTGTTACATAAGCAATAAACCTACCTTTAGTAAAAATATTGCCGACTGTTGTAAATCTGAAATCACCATTTGTTAAATCAGTACAAGCAGTCCAAGGGTTCTTTGTTGAACACATTAGGAAATCATCAAAGTTTGTGGAAATAACCAAATACAGTTTTGTCTTTGGTAGTTTATACTTTCCAACAAGCTCTGATAATTCCTTATCATTGATGTATTTAAATAACTTTCTTCGCTGCCCATCAACTTCAATCTTGTTATCAACAAAATCTCTATAAGAGATTTGCAGGTCAGGTTTGGCTTCTCTTAGTTCATGCCAACCCCTATCAAAATACTCGCGTTCTTCGTCTTTTATTTCACGAATAAAACGTCTGTCTTGAAACTGATTTAACCAGGCGAGTTCATCGACTGGTTTCCAATTATTTGAGTAATCATTTAAAGTGCTGTAATCATATCCGAGCATTTCGGAAATTTCTTCTGTTATCATTTTTTCCTTCTGATAATATTATACCATATTTTTAAATTTTTGTAAATCTTGGTGACTTAATTGAGCCCTGAAAGGAAGTTCCCACCACCACCAAGGCGGAGTAACTGTTTAAGACTTTCAATGGTTGTTTCAAGATCTGGACTGGACATTACTTCTGTAAACTTGCTATCTTCATCGTTAGGCTCTTTTTCTTCATCTTCGTCTTTCCAAATAGCAGCGCCATACTTCATAAGTTTATAACCTGCTTTGAAAGCCCTAAGCATTTGACTATAAGAATAGCCAGTTGCTCCTGGACCTTCCTTAATATCGGGATCTATGTCGTCTATCCAAGTGTCAAAAGAATTTTCAACTTCTTCCCAAGTGAGTTCTTCAGGTTCATCACTAAATGATGTTACTTCAGCCATTCTTTTCCTCCGAAAATGAATCAACAAATATATTGTTTAGTGAATTACTATAACCGTTAATGTTATCTGTTAATTCAGCCCTTCTCTTTAAGAGAGCTGATATTTGTTCATTAACTTCATCAAGTTCTTTAATCATATTAAAAATTAATGTGTTTGTATTATTTATTTCAACTTTCCACTTAAAATCAATAAGTGTGTTAAAATCAAAATTACGGGGTATGCTATGCGATTCCCAAAAGCAAAAAGTAAATATATTATGATTATAATTTATAACTACTTCGTTATAATAATCATGAAGATTATCTTCTTTTATTAAAGTACTTTCGATTTGCATTTGTTCATCACCAACTAAATAGTCGTCATAGTCATGATAATCTTCGTGCTCTTCTACCCCCTTCCTTTTCTCCACTGCACTGTCATGAAGAAAGCGAGTGAGTAAACCAATTTCAGTTATATCAAGTGCTTTATAATCATTAGTTCTTGCTAGTTTATCAAGAACATCTTGAACTCTTTCCACCATAGTTAACACCGTCCTTTTCAAGTTTTTCCCAATTCCTTGCGGCGTGAATCGCGTAGGTTCTACCTTTGTACCTAATCCAATCTTCTCCGCTGCCATCCATATAGATGGACATAGATTTAATTTCAAAGCCACGAGTTTCGATTTCTTTACGCTCTTCAAGAGTCATACGACCTTTATAATAAGAGCCATTTGGTTTCTCTATGGCTTCAACTAATTTGTCATTTAATTCCTTTCTGAGTTTCATACTGCCTCCGCAAAAGTTTCTACAGTAAAGTGGTTTATATCATCTTCAACTGTTTTTAATTCTTCTTGAAGTTTTTCAATTGTTGCTCTTAAAACTGTTGCTTTATTTTGTAAAAACATAAGACGATCAGAGCCAATTTCACATTCAAAATTTCCAAGTTCGCTAAAATCTATGGTTTCTTCGTTACAGTCCCAAAACTTAAATTTAAAAAAATTATCATTAAGAACTAAATCTTCTTCAAGAAGTATTCCATAGCCTTGTTTTACTTCCAAAATTTTCACTGTAGATTGATCAAATATATTCGAATATCCAGTGTGGAAGGCAAATTTTTGAAGGTCTGGTGCAACACCAGTTGCTTCAAATCCCCAAGGTCCAGAAACTTCACCGCTATATCTAGAATCTTCAAAACCATTCCAATGATAATTATATTTTTTTTCTCTCTTTTCTTTATCTCTATCTTCAAAATCCATGCAATAAGTAAGATTATAATGTAGATAATCGCAAATTAAATATTTTTCTTCATCTGGCAGAGCATTGAAATCCATAACTTCAGCCAAATGCATAAAAACTTCTTTGTCTGTCATAAGTTTTACCTCTTGAGAAAATTATACCATGAAAATGATTTTTTGTAAATTATAGGTGTTTTAACAGCCTATGTCTAAATGAGAATGTGTATTTTTCGTTTCCTATTTTTACATTAAAGAGTGGGAACCAACCTTCTTCCATCATATCAAATACAGATTCTCTTACGCTCTGATAACCTTCAATTCCTAAAGTTTCCCATAAAGGTTCAAGTTGATCTGCTACTGCTCTTTCTATTAATATATAAATGCCAAGTCCGCCAGGATTACCATAATCGCGTGTATAAATACAAATTTCTTCGTCTGTTAAGTTTGCTAATGGGTCTGTAAAACTTTCATCAGTAAAAGAGTCGCCTGAACTAGTGCAAAGAGCTTCTGCAAGCTCTTTGCTTTTTATAGTTACTTCTACTTCTACCTTTTCATCTTCATTCCAAGGAACTGTTATGCTTATCATGTTTATTACATTGGTACGAAAGTGGCGCACATGTTTGTTTGAGCCAAACAGTATTCGGCAAGTTCTGTCTTGCCTGCTTTAGTAAGTTCTTCCGCTAATGTACCAACTGCCTCTCTTACTTTTTCTTGAGAATCTGGGTCTTCGTTAAGAAGTTCACCCACAGCCTTGACAAGGCTTGTTGTTGCTCTAAGGACTGGATCAACTTTTTTATCAGCTCCAACATTTTGAAGTTCTCTAATAAGCCAAGTTGCCATACTGAGATTTATCTGTCCACTAATCCAATAATGAATATACTGAATTGTGTCATAAACGAAATCATCTTCTTCGGGCATTTCAAAACCATATTCTTCATAGAATCTTCTGAAGATGTCTGAATAAGTTTCTACAAAGCCACTCCAATTTACAATCCAAACACCACCTGCGTTTACTTTTTCAAATTCAACACATTTGTAAATTGTTTTAACAAACTCGGCATAAAAATCGCCAGGTTTAACATCATAAGCATCAGCCCAATCCCATTCAACGGTTACGATGCAATCATATATAGTATCACTAGTGTCTTCGCTTACATGGTCTTGGTGCTGCATAAAATCATAAAGAGTCATAAACACCTCCTACTCTGCAGCTTCGCGCTGTCTCATTGTGCGAAGCTTTTCCATTTGTCTGTCCCTAAAAGCCTCGTCAACGCGCTCACCATAAATTTTAGCAACATCATGTCTGCCCAATTCCATCAAAAGGCTTCTAATACATTCGTGATAATCTTCAACATTATCTTTGTACTTGTCACCCATTTCTTCAATAAGGTAGAATATTTCTGTTGATAATTTTTCAGCAATATTAACATTTTCTGTGTATTTGTCTATTTCAGCAAATGGATCTACAAGTTCTGTATATTCCTGCTTTCCATATAAATCCCAAACACCAATCTTGTGATTACTATCATGTTCGTTCTTATAGAAACTGTCTGACTGTAATTCAATACTAACGTTTACTTCAATATCGCTGATTGCTTTGTTAATATAATCTTTGAAAATTTTTGGAGCAATTTTTTTCTCTTTAAGAAGTTTCTCACACAATACAGATTTGAAGTTTTTTTCAAACTGTTTTTTTGCTTTCAAAAAATAATTAGTAGCAACCTCTGTGTCTTCTCTAATCTTTTTATATTCTTCAAAAGAAATATCTAAAGTATAATCCCAAATGCCAATAGTAATTTCTTCGATATTGTAAATATCTTTTTTATTATCTATTTCTGTATCGTTATACATTACATTATGTTCAGCCTCTGAGAATGAAGCTGCGTAGGAAATCTCCTTACCGTTTTCGTTCATAAGTTTAGGATTTATTTTTTCTACGTCTACTTTGTTATCGCAGTTAGGTCTTTCAAAATAGAAAGTTTCATTTTCACAAGTTGGATTAACTCTTACTTTAAGACTAAATTTTGCAGGTATAAACTGAATGTCGCGTGATGGTCTAAGAAGATCATAAGGGTTATAATTGTAATGTCTACTTACTGTACTATAACAGTCATCGCTATCATACCAATTGCTAGAAAGACTGTAAGCATTATTCCATGCAAAGTTCTGTAGCGCATCTCTAAAATCATCTGGATTCATAATTTCCTTCCTTCTTTTTACTTCTTAGGAAATTATACCACGAAAATGATTTTTTGTAAACTATTTATCCTTACGTTCATCCTTGGATTTATTCTTATCCTTGTTATAATTTCCGAAATCGTGTTTTCTGTATTTCTGCATATAATGTTTGAAACATAGTTTGTGAGCATAATGTTCATTACCGCAACCTGGTACAGAACATTTAAAATGCTTTCTTGCATTTGGTTCTACGCGGCAGTGTTCTGCTCTACTTAGAGCAACTACGTTTTCTTTTCTGTTATCGTGTTTGTCTTTATTCTTGTGATGTGAAATTCTATTATCTCCGAACTTTAAGCCCGCAGCTACTCTGTGAGGATATTCCCAATATCCATGAATATGAGTTCCGTGTTCCTTGTTGTAAGCAGCGGCCTCTTCTTTTGACATTTCAACCCAATGTCTTTCATAATCTGATGCTTTTATATGTATAGCCTCGTCTAAAACCTCAGCTTCTTTTTCATCTAATAGTTCGTCTAAGTTCATACATTTAACTTAGGTGTAATGGTTCAAACAACGCAAAACGGGTAGGCACCCGCCTACCCGCTGGAAGTAAAACTATGAATTTATTTTTTCACTGGTATGAGTACACCAATGATAATTCCTATAATAACACAAATTACAAAATCCACTAACACACCTCGAATGCATCTGTTGTCACCGCTTCGCGTTTTATGTCATATACAAACTTACGCACGTCGTGTCTGACTACTTGCATAATTGAAAGATGCGCTGGCTCTGTATCAAACTCAACAAATATATCATCTAAGCATAATAGTTTTCTAACATAATCCTTAATAATGCTGCTAATAACAGTATAATTAAGTTTGCTTATTAAAAGTTTAGCAGTTTCTAATCTATACCTAGAGTGTTTCTTAAAATTATCAAAATTAAATTCGGGAAACAATCTCGTTACATTTTCTTCTCTCGTTCTAAAGAATAATTCTAATGGTTGAATGAACTCATAATCATCAAGCCAAGTTTTATCCCCAAATGTTTCGCAAGTCATTTGCTCTTCAGATAGGAGATAATATTCCTCATCTTTTTTATAAACATAATATGTTCCACAATTAAAAATCAAGTAGGAGGTAGCTGGTTCTTCTTCTGAGTGAGTATAATAAAGTGAATCATATCTATCAAAGTCATCCAATGTTGTTGCCATCAAACTCCTCCAAAACTATCAAATATAACCTTTCCTTCTTTTGTGTCGTACGCTATTTGTTTATCAGTAAAAACTTCTTCACCTTCGTGAGTTGTTTCAAACTGAGTTATTTTAATTAGTAAATCAAAATCCTTTGGGTCTACAAGATTATAAAAGTCATGACCTTTAGTTTTGTCTTTTATAGTATTCCAAGTTAACAACTCATTATCAAAAGCATCTTTCGCAAAAATCAAAAGCAACTTAAATTCTGATGCTCTAAATTCTTTAGAGTTATAAAAACTTTCAACCCAAGGCTCACCAACAGTTACAGTACCATGAAACATTTCATTTAATTCTTTTTCAAAACCGCCCATGTTGATAACATAGAAAGGTTTATAATCACTTATTTTAGATTCTTCATTAAAAGAATCAACTTCAAAATCTTTTTCTGTGCAAGCAATAACTCTGTTTAAATTTTCGTTATAACAGAGATAGATTTCTAAGCGTCTTACAAATTGAAATGATACACATAGATCTGTTCTCATAAAAGTTTCCTAATAATGATTGGTGTCTTCTCTCCAAAATAGGCACCAATGGTGTTGTAGTCGATGAACTCAGCAGCTTCTTCGTAAGGAATGTTGTCTTGTTTCATAAGACATTCAACCATTTTATCAAAATCGTAAACTGCAATATCTTCCATAGTGACTCCAACAAACGCGTCTGCGTAGTCAGGGTTTTCAAATACTATTGTATCTTCACAATCATTATCTACTAATTTCTGTTTAAGTTCATCAACTGTCATTCTAACCTCTTGCTTTTTTCAAAATATCAAGCACATCATTTATCTGTACTGTTCCACCTGAACCAAGTGTTAAGCCGTTTACTTCTTTTTCAATCCAATTGATTGTAGTGCTGTCTAAGTTGCGTGGCTTAGATGGATCGATAAAGATAAAGTCAAAATTATCAAGATTTTCATCCCAACTAAAATAAGGGCTTTCACTTGTATTCATTATGAACATGATTTCTTTTGCTACACCGTCTTCTGTGCAAGTTCCAATCTTCCATTCACAGTAAACATCTTCATAACACTTTTCAAGATCTCTGTCAGTTACTTCACCGTCGCTAACAACATCGTAGAAAAATTCATTAAGAACTTCTTTATCTCCGTCGCAATAGCTTTCTAATATATCTAGAATTATTTGGGTATCTGTATTCTGACCTTGCATTGAAGTGTCCCAAAGTTTTTCAAAGAAATCTCTCACTATTGCATTTTGTATGTCGCAATCTTCACCGCTACACCAAATGTCTTTTTCAAAATTTACATTATCAATCATATACACCTCAAAAAAAGAGGGGCTATCACTAGCCCCTCCCTTAATTACAAGATCTTGTCGAGAGTCAACTTTTCGAAGTTGTCTTCACGAATAAGTCTTGAAAGTGTAGCCTTGAAAACCTTAGTGCTGCCTGGAATTACAACATAAGATTTCTTACCTTCACCAAACACACCTACACGACATACGTCGCCATTCTTGTCTTTTCCAAGAATTACAGATTTGATAACCTGTGGTGCCAAAGTTCCATAAATTTCTTTAGAGAACTTGTTGTCTGTTCCAAGTAAGTTGTTATACATGCCTGAGCAAGACTGGTGAATATCGGCGATTGTTTCGGCGTTCTGCTGAGAAACCTTATTGATAAGAAGTGCGATAGAATCCATATCGTTAATGAATTCAGTTGCTTCAGGTACTACCTTGTTGCCGCTCTTCTTTGCTGCTTCAACAGCCTTTTCCAATCTTCTGTAGGTTTCTGTCCAATCACCATACTTCTGAGAAATCTTATCAATCAAAGCATTTTCATACTTTGTAGAACCAAGTGTGTTTGAAGACTCAAGTCTTGCAACATACTCGTTGATAATATCAGAAAGTTTAGCGTTTGGATCGATTGCTGTATCCATACCGTCATTAACGTTGGCTTCAACAATCTGCTTAACGTGGTCAGCAACCAAGTTGATAAATGCTTCAACCTGGTCTTCTGTCTTGAAGTTGTTTGAACCAAGTCCAATCATACCTGCGCAGACATTCTTGATAACAACTGGGTCATCAATACCAAGTTTAGCCAAAGCCTTTACGAACTCTTTCAAGTAAGTAATTGAACGCCAAGAAAGGATGTTATAAACATTTCCCTTTCTCTTATAAATATTTGCAATATCGTGGTTCTGAAGGTCGATATAACCAAGAGAACTATCAACGCGAGAATACTTAACGATAAGATCGTTAATCATCTCGTTATATTCTTTTTCAATTTCGTCTTCGTCAACTTCTGAAACTGCTCTTGTTTTTGGTGTCTGATGTACAAGACACTCTTTAATAACTTCAGCGTTGTTGTATCCCCAAAGGAGGTTTACAATACAGAAACGGTTGATTGTTGGTGCCATAATATTCATAAAACTTGGCAAGTTTTCTGAATAGTTAGCAGCTGCAATAATGATACAATCTTCTGGCAATTCCTTACCATTACCAATTCTGCGGTCGAAGATAAGCGAAAGCAAAGAACCCTGAACCTGTTCAGAACAAGTTGAAATCTCATCACAGAAAAGAACTGTTGGTGTTCCGTCGTTCTCTGCGCTGATAATACGCTGGAACCAAATTGGATCCTTCTGAATAAGTGTTGGAGCTCCTGGCTCATTTACCTGATAACCCATAATATCATCAGGACTAAAGCGTGAACCAATCAACTGTTCATAGTGATAGCCTTTTTCTTTTGCCCAATTGGTAATAGATGTTGTTTTACCATAACCTGGGTTAGAAATCAGCAAGATCGGCTGCTTTGTGATTTTTGACAACTCGATGTAGTCATAAATGTTTTGTGAAATACTCATAATTTTCTTCCTTCCTTATTTGTTTTTCTTTATGTTAATATTTTAACACGAATTCAAAATTTTGTAAATCATAATGACCAGCCCGAAGGCTGGTTTTAATTAAGCGGCTGCTTCTTCAATTTTTTTTTGAGTTTGAAATGAAGGGTCTTTTCGACAAAGTTTCATATAGTCGAAAAGAAGTCTGTAATTCTCCGCGTCATAACTTATTGTTTGTTTACATAAATTATACATCGGATAAGCAGAAAAGTCAATCTTATATTCTGGAACATCATCAACTCCACACATAGTGAATGATCTGTGATATTCTGCATCGAATACTTCTTTTGTGTACAACTCTCTTAACAACTTGAAGTTCTCATCTGCTTCAAGTTCATCGTAAGCTGGATCATTGATTACTTCTGCAAACTTCTCGTCATAATAACCCTTAGTTACTGCAGCAACTGCTTCTTTCTTTCTACAGTTCTCAAGTTCTACTTTGATTTTGTCGATGTTTGCTTTAACAACATCATCAACATATTCTTTAAGAGTTTGAAAACCCTTATCCTTGTACTTCTTGAATACTGTATCCTTACAAGGTCTTACAACAACATTGTAATCAATATCAAGGTCATTAAGAATTCTGATATAATCAGATGCTCTTCCTGCAAGTGTTTCTTCGATAAGAACACCGATTTCATCTGCAGCCAAATCAGGTGTACCACTTCTGTAATAACCATAAGTTGTTCCCTGGTTCTGACCATTAACACGTCTAAATGTCATAGTCTGTTGAGTTTTGAAACCAAGTTTTCTACCACTTGCTTCTTTCTTTGCATCGCAGTAGTCTGCCCACTTAACGCACTTTACGTCATCACCCAAGAACTCCTTACAAGCCTTCATATTGTCGGCATTCTTGTAATCCTTAGGGAACAAAACAACGTAATCGTGGTCTGGGTCAAAAGACTTAACAACATTTGCAAATGAAGTAGAAGTAAGTTTTCCCTTATCATCAAATGTCTGAAGTGATAAGAAGTTATCTACTACGCCCTGCTTAACTGTAGACTTAATTCCATTGAAGTCTACGAAGATGTATTTGTCAGGGGTTCCGCGCCAACCAGTGTTGTATGATACTGGTGATGAAACATCAAGATGTGCTCCTCTTCCACCACGTCTTATAATCAAAGACTTGCTGAAGAAAAGATCTTTAATCTTGTTTTCGATCTTTGCGTTCAAATCAGTATCATAAGACTGATTTGCGCGAAGTTTAACTGCATCTGTAAAATGGTAGTTATCGAAGTTCTGATTGATTTTATCATAGTATTCACCGATAACTTTCTTTACACCATTACAGATAAATTCAACTGTCTTGTCGTCATAGTGTAAAACTTCACGAGAAGGTGTAAGAGATACATCTGATTTGCCCGACATAATATTGATTTCCTCAACACCCGCAGAACGGAACCAACTCTTGATTTCGTCACCGCGTGCTTTCAAGTCATCAATATCAACTTTAAAATTTACGCCTGCTACATTAACAGTAATCTTCGGGCTATAACCACAAGAACCAATTTTGATAGAGTCCATAGAATAGAACTCTCTATCTTTTGCGAATGCTTCCCAATCAAAACTTGGGTCTTCATTAAGTGTATTTATATCAGGGAGGAATGAAGTTCCCTTAAAGAATTCGCGTGCTTCACGATCCCATTCTCTGTATTCCCAGCCTGGAAGATTTTTCAAATCAAATCTAATTTCAAGTCCCGTTGGCTCATTACCAATAGGCTCTTCATTTATTTTTTCAACGGTAGGTAAACCGTTTTTCTTTTCCATCTTGTAAGTAATCTTCTTGCCTTCACTGTAAGAAGTTACAAAATATTTATCAACAAGAGAAAATGGAGTCTTTGAACCAAGTCCAAAATAACCAGTCTGATCTTCTCTGTCTGATTTTGTAGATGTGAAGTAATTAACATAAATGTTATAAATCAAATCTTCAGGGATACCAGTTCCAAAATCTCTGATACAGAAGAACTGTTCACTCTCTGTTGGAAGATGCAGATAAAAAGGCTCGTCATCCTTGCCCGCATCACGATGTGAGTCATAAGCGTTTGTACTTAACTCACGAATAATTGCTAATTTTGGATTTGAATACAAATTGCTACTCAAAATCTGAAATGCTTCTGCGGTAGCAGCCATATTAAATGTTGATTCCATTTTTTTTCTCCGTTTAACTAAATCTTAATTTATTATATCATAAACTCGCTTTTTTGTAAATTATAGAGAGCAGGTGTGTCCCTGCTCTCATTATACTAATCGTTCTTAACCAAAATCTTTTCGAACTGTCCACAGAACTCGTTGAACTTATTACCTGCATACTGTTCAATGGCATTCATACCACTCCAACATACAAGGTAAGATGTATCAAATCCTTCAAGGTTCCACTCTTCAAGATTATCACAACAGTCTGATACTACGAAAAGGTTTCCAATATCAGATGGCTGCATCTGTTTCTTAACATAGTTAATACCTGCTCCAATATCTGTTCCACCACCTGAAACTGCTTTAATTTCATCTCTAGAATCAAAGATTGCACGAAGTTCTGTATCCCACAAAACAATTGTACATTTCTTATCAACCATTTTTGAAACATTCTTAAAGATATTACAGAATCCCAAAATATTCTTTTCAGAAATAGAACCTGAAACATCAAGAATTACTGTCATTGGAACATCTTCATAGCGTGTTTCTTCACGATAACGTGGAGTAAGAACATCACCACAACCGCGTCCACGGTTATAGTTGTAAAGAAGATCTCTCTTAGAAGTTGTGATACTGCGGTTAATCAAAAGTTCCTTTACTTCTTTTTCAAGTCCTTCAAAATCAACCCAGTTAGAACAACCATCTGCGAGAACTGTGCCCTGTCCACCGCCACCACCACGAGAGTAGCCTGCAATTTCCTGGTTCTGTGCTGCAGACTGTTCAGCCTTTGTTTCCATCATTTTCTGATAGTCTGTAACAAGTTTCTGAACAAAGTTCTTAATCATTTCTTCAAGTTCTTCTTTTGTTGGCTGATGTGGTTCTTCTACATCTCCATCAGCTTCTTCTCCAGCCATTCCATCTTCTGAATCCTGGCTATCTCCTCCTTCGCCTGACTGATCTGCATTATCGCCTTCAGCCTCTGATTCACTGTTAGAATCGTCTTCGGATTCATTTCCGTCTCCTGATAAATCTTCTCCGCTTCCACTAGATTCATCAGAACCTTCAGAAGATGCGTCGTTAGAAGCTGTGGATCCGTCATCTTCAGACTTCTCACCATCTTCTTCACTTCCGCCTGCATTTGAGTTCTGTTCATCTTCGGTTGAGTCTCCTCTATCAGAGCTTCCGCCGCTAGAACTAGAATCTCCGTTTCTGTCGTCGGAGTCATTTCCGTCTTTAGATGAACTTCCCCCGTTAGAGGATTCTTTGTCTTCACTGCCTTTTTCTTCATCTGAAGAACCTCCGCCTACTCCGTCTGATCCGCTTTCAGATTTATCGTCAGATTTACTCTGTCCACCTGAGGAGCCAGCACTTTGTGAATCTCTATCTTCAGTATCTCCATCTTTGTTGTTAGAAGAAGAGCCACCTTTATTCTGAGAGCCGCTATTTTCATTCTGATTTTTTGCATCTTTCCAATCCTGTGTCTGAGTATTTGCTGCAGCGTCCTGGTTCTGTTGATCAGTTCCCATACCCTGCTGCTGATTCTGCTGTCCATTCTGAGAACCATTCTGATTTTGGTTCTGCTGTTGCTGATTCTGCTGTCCATTCTGACCACTCTGACCGTTTTGTCCGTTCTGACCATTCTGCTGCTGGTTGTTCTTCTTAGGCTTGTCCTTCTCTTCTTTATTGTGGTTCATATCAGATTCGTCTGGCTGACCACCACTTGAAGAACTGCTCTGATTTGTATTACAACCACCCTGAGTACCATTGTTCTGTTGTCTATTTCTCTGATTAGCCTGGGCTTGTGCCTGAGCCTGATTCATAAACCACTCTTCAGGGTTCTGCAAAATCAAAAGCAAATACTCGTTTGCTGTTAATCCTGGTGGATATCCAACGTCTTGTGGAAGCATGTGATAAACTGGCTTTCCATCAATTATACACTCTTCTGGATAAAGAGTATCCAAATATCTTACTTCTTCCTCTGTGAAATACTTTGTAAGACATTCCCAATCGCGCAACATTTTGAAGATATAATCTTCAAAGATGTCGTACATATTATCAACATCCTGAACTGGATCATCAAACAACGGTTTAAGTTTCTCATAAACCGCTCTGATTTTTGGAGCTGAAAACTTAAAGTCCAAACTCTGATGCTTTGCATAATGCTGCAACTTAATATGAGCGAACTCGATAGTCTTCAACCATTCCTGTAACTCTTCAGGAAGCTGATCATTCAAAGCAATACGATAAACACTACCAGCAAGTCTGTTAGAAATGCGGTAAGTGTAGCAAACATTGCTAAATGATTTGTTAGGAACAATCTGATAAAGCAAACCTTTAGAGAATTTGTCCATTTCTGCTTTACAAGCTGGTAAGTTCATAGTTATACTCCTAAAAATTAAAAACTGTAAGGTCTTCCTTCCTTACAGTTTTATTATATCACGAAAATAAAATTTTGTAAATTATTTCTTCTTCTTTTTCTTATGCTTCTTGGCACCCTCTGGGACACCATAAATGTTCTTGGCTTCACCCGTAACAACATCTTTCCACATCTTCATTCCGTGGGCAAGTTCTGCTGCTTCTTTTGGGTCGGTGGAACCATAAAGTATTCCACTTCCGTCAGGGCTTTCAAAGCCATAAAATTTTATCAGTTTTGGTTTTTCTCTTCCGAACACTTTTTATTTCTCCTATAAGCTCTAACATTTACAACAATACAATAAGCGTTAAGAACAATAAAAATTACTTCCATAATAAAAACACCAACACTTGTTGTTGTAATTGCGCAAAATAAACAAAGAAGTAAAGCAAGTGAGTTAATTGTTATTATCAATGGAAAAAACATATTGCCTCCTTAGTTGATTGTAGCAAGAAGTTCTTTGAGTTTCAAAACTTCTTCTTTTGTAAGAGTCAAACCTTTCTGCATTTTTTTTGAACCATCTTCTTCGGTAGTCCAGTTTCTTAAATCATACTTTGGCTCCGCGCCATTATATGAAATAATATTTAATTCTTTCGAGTATTTGCCACTCGTAGAAATTGTTCCAAGTTTTTCTTTGATTTCAAATGAGAATTCTGCCATTTAGTCCTCCTTTGGCGGTTCTTCTGAAGTTAATTGTCTGTAAAGTTCATCTGCTTCTCGTTTTAAATAACTGTTATTTGATGAATTATTAAATTTATTAATTTTCATAATTATAGCGTCAATTGGGCTGCTAACACCAAGTTCGTGTAAAGACAACGAAGGAATTTCGTTAGCGTCCATTACTGTCGCTTTACAAAAATTATAACATATTCTTCTGAGTCCGTCAAGTTTGGATTCTGCTTCCTTTACTTTTGACCAACCCTTAATTCCATCTGCAGCGGCTGTGAGTATCTCAGCGAGCTCGTATTTGTCCAATCTCTTCCTCCAAAGTTTCTTTTGCCTTTCTCTCGCAGAATTCATCTAAGAGATTATCAAGTGCCTTGCGTGTATCGTACTTTTCAACTTCAAGGGCAACCTTCTTTGTAAGCTCTTCGTCTTTATAAAAGTTGTTATACTTTTCACCGTCAAACTTAAACAAAGGACGACCATTTGCAGGAATGAAGTTTGGATAACAAACTTCTTTACCGTGTTTGTAAGCATAAGCAATTTCGCGCTTTGCTCCCATTGAATCTTTCCAGTTTGGAAGAAGAGCAACTGCATCACAAGCATCAAGCATTGCGAAGTCTACGTGCAGCCAATCTTCATACGAGAAAGCATTGAACTTCTGCATCGCATATGTAACAGCTGGGTTCATGACAGATTCAATTTTTTCATGACCGTAATGTCCATGCTTAGCAAGAAAAGTTTCAACTTTTCTAAAATTATCCCAAATTTTTTCTTCTGAAAGACCTGTCATTTTTCCACTAACATAAACCTTCATAATTAGTTCTCCTCTACTATTTCAAAAATACTTGTTAAAAGTTCTGGCATATCATCGTCGTTATCTGCCTTTATAAAAGTAGCTGCTTCGTTAAGAATCATCAAAGCAAGAAATGACAAGAAACTTACAACAAATGTAAACCAACAAATTCCATAAAGTGGACCGAATGTTGGGCAGTCTGCTGTAAATCTTGCGAACGCCCAAATAAGTTTAACAATAACGTCGCCCATTGATGCCATAGCAATCAAACCGATTGAAGAAACCATTCCATAGATAAGCAACATTAAAACTTTTCCATTGAATGTTAAATTTTCTGAATCAAAAAGCTCATCAATTTTTGCTTTGAGCTTTTTAAAAAAACCATCTTTCTTCAGTTTCTTCTTTTTTGCTGGCTGTCCAGCATCACCGAAAGCATCAACAAATACTTCTTTCTTCTTTCCCATTAAACTACCTCGTCGATAAGACCGAATTCAACAAGCTGCTCAGGTGTGTAATAAGTTTCTGTTTTGAACATTGTATCAAGCTGTTCTTCTGTAAGTTTAGAATGCTCAAGATAAACACCTTTGTAAATGCTATTCCAATTTTTGTTATTTGCAATAGCAACTTCCTGCTCTTCCTGAGTCTTAGGCATTGTATCTATTGCTCTCATTGGGTGAATAAGACTCATAGCATACTTAGAACAAGTTCTGTAATTTCCAACACAAGCGATAAGGGAAGCACCTGAATCGGCTTCACCTTCAATATGTGTATTTACTTTGATAGGAACCAAAGCGTCGCCAATCTGACAAGCCTTTCCGCTCTGAATATCTTTGATTACCTGAACAATCTGAAGTGCGTCTGAAAGACTTCCACCATTTGAATTGATATGAAGTTCGATGTCTGCAGGTTTATTACCTGTTTCAATACAAGCACCTGCAATTGTAAGTGCTACTTCATGCAGATTTATAATCAAAGCTCTTGTTGTATCAGGATTGATCTCTTCGTTGAAGTAGTAATGATTTCTTACCAAATAATTCTTTGGTTCGCTTGGAGCGCCAAGTGCTGATAAATCTAAAATCTGTCCTTCTCCGCAAGAGTCTTTTACTTCTTTTTCTTCCATAGTTTCTCCTTTATTTCTTTCTGAAATAATTATAACATATATTTAATTTTTTGTAAACTAAAAAGACTGGGTATTACCCAGTCTCTTAATTAAAATTGTTTCAAACTTTCTTTCTTCTTCAAGAACTTCAAATATTTGAATTTATAAAACCATCGTTTTTTGAAAAAATGTTTTAACCATCTTTTCATAACTTCTTCTTCCTCTGCTCCTAATCCCCAAGGATTATAAACAAGGATAGATGTTTTAACCGCTTTTCCTTCTTTTTTCTTATCATGAACTTCACCAAGAAACTGCAAAGCGTCATCATATTCTTCTTTACAATAATCTTTATCTAAAAAACTATCTGAGAAAAGCATGTTTTCTATATTTATTACTTCATCAGATACTCCCGATTTCAAAGACATTGGAAGACCATCTTTGTCGTAATCCGTGAATGTTACAGGAATAATTGAGTAATCCATTTTCGTTTTGTTTTTATCGTATTGATAAACTGTTAATTGCAAATAGTATAAGTTATCATCTTTCATACTTTAATTATACACTATTCTTCTTTTTTTGTCAATGGGAATCTCTTTTGCCACCAAGCAGATTTCATATTAAACAAACCACTTTCTTCTAGTGTTTCTCGGTAGGCTTCTTTTGTTGTACCTAATGCTAGATCCCAATTGATAGAATTATTACATAAGTAATTGATAACTTCACCGCGCCAATCTGAATGAAGATTTTGTTTTTTTCCCGTTAAAAATTCTGCTATGTTTTCTTTCTCAACGGAATTTGCAACTATTGTTAGTAATTTTTTATTTAATACAGCAAGCTCTGGAAACTTGCCAGTGTTATTTAATACATGAAACATTTCATGCATTATGTAATTCATAGATTTTTCTTTTGGAACTGAAGCAAATAAAGGTCTATTTATATAGACCTTTTCGCCTTGAGTGTAACACATTACATTACTGTTTTGCTTAAAATCTTTGAATACTAAAGTTCTGTTATAATATCTATTTATTTTCTTTAAGAACATTGGCGAAAACACTTCTGTCATTGTTCTTGTAAACAAATTATCAAGTGCTGTTTCGCCGCTACTAATTCTTAAATCTTCTGTGAAAATTACATCTTCGAAATCCATATAATTAACTTTTTACTAAATTAGTACCATCTAAACTAATACCATTTTTACCGTGCTGCTTAACAAAGAACATATTTTCATCTGCTTGTTTAACTACTTGCTTATAAGTAAGATAATCAGCATTCTGTGCTACACCAACACTTACAGTAATTCCAAGTGCTTGATAGTATAAATTTTGAATGTTCTTAATTTTAGTTATGGTTTCTTGAGTGCCAAGTCTTGAAAGAATTATGAACTCTTCACCGCCATATCTGTAAACTTTAAATTCATCACTGCTAACAAACAAACAAATATCTGCAAGTTTCTTTAAACACAAATCTCCAAACTGATGACCGTGTTCATTATTACACTCGTGGAAATTATCTATGTCTATCATAGCAATAAATCTAAAATGCTTATTTTTTAAATCATTATCTAACTTTCTTCTATTATATAACTGTGTTAATTCATCGTGGTATGTTAACTTTAGTAATTTCTCATTATAAGTAAAACTAATGTTTGCAAAAAAGTAAGTAAAAAAGAATACGAATGAATAACCAACAGAAAAACTTGTGTTATAAAGAACAATGTTTCTGTCTCCTGGATTAAATACATGACAATCTATATAAGTAAAAATAGCCAAATATTCTAATAGCGTTAAAAATGGTACGAATAACCATTTCTTTTTATTCAAAGAAACTCCATAAGCAACTGGAGCAATAAAAAGATAGAAAACGAAAGAGCCGCTAAGTCCTTTCTTATCTGCCAATAAAATCAATGGAAATAAAACATTTGTACAACCCGCAGTAAGCAATATTGCAGTAACAGAATATGGTAATTTCTTTCTAAAACACCAAACAATCAGTTGAAAGCATAAACACAATGCAGTTGGTAAAGTATTTCCATGATTACTAGCAAAAACCATAGACAATATTAAGCCTGCTGTATTAGACAAAATACCCGCAATCGCTAAGATATTAATGATTACGGGTTCTATTGGCTTTATTTCTGAAGATTTTGAAATATGTTTATTCTTAAATTTCATAATATTAACTTAAAAACCTAGTTCCTAATTCATCTTCATACTGTGATTTAATACCGTCATAAAGTCCATCAATGAATTCTTTGTTGTTTTCATTGTTTCCAGCAGCATCTTCAACTAAAGAACCTTGAATTGCTCTCTGCTGTAAATACAAAGTATTTTTAAGACGATAAAGTGCCAATTCGTATTGCTTTTTACTATCGCGAATAAAGTATTTATATTTTGCATTATAAATAAGTGAATAACCAATTCTTATAAAACAAAGTGCTAAGACCATATAAGCAAATGGATCTACTGCGCTTGGCTTCATAAAAAGTGCAATTGATTCACTTATAAACAAACAAATCATCAAAGCGAATGATGCCTTGTACCATTCCACATTTTCTACGTTTTTATATTTAAACCAATAAAAACGCAATCGAGCAGATGCATTTCTATACTCTTTTCTTCTTGTTTCTGTAAGATTTTTAATTTCTTCCAAAAGTTTTTCAATCATAGTTTACCTCACTACAAAAATTATATCACGAAATTAAAATTTTGTAAACACATCTGTTAATTTAAGAATATCATGATGCTTATCCCAGCAAGCGTTGAAATAATTCTTTAAATCAACTGTCTTTGTAGGATCAGAGATTGCTTCGGTATCAATATCGAGATTTGTCTGCTCGGTAATTCCTTCGGCTTTTACTCTTTCCATCATAGCAAAGTTCTCGCATTCGTGGCAGAAATAATCCTCTGAAATATCAATGTCATGAGTATGACCATAAATATTAATGAGATTACTTCCTGGAGCCAAATATACTGGCTCATGGCTCATCAAGAATTTATCCTCCAAAAGTATTGGGTATGGGAAAACTCTATCAAAGCCAAGAGCAGTAAACAACTCATATGGGCTGTTATATTTTCCCTTAAAATCCTTTACTCTAAGATGCATCTCTCTATCGTGATTTCCGAGGACAATCCAAAGTTTCTTGCCATTCTTCTTCATTCTGTCGATACAAGCCTTGAGTGTATCGAAAGTTAAAGAACCATTAAGAGCAATATCACCAAGGTTTATAATTGTTGAGCCTGCAGGCAATTTATCGAACTGAGAAAGAATATCCTCGTTCATCTGCTTAACAGCCTCCCAAGTAAACTCGTAAGGTCTATTGCAATATTTAATTATATTTTTATGAAACAAGTGGCTATCACTTGTTAAGTAAAATTTATCCAAATTCATCTTTTTCTCCATAAACAACAAAAGGCGCCGAAGCGCCTTTTTATTACTCTACAATCTTTGCATCTTTCAAGAATTTCTTGTACTCTGACAAATCATCTTCCATTTTTTTAAGCTGATCGAGATAAGGCTCTTTAACAACCTCATTTGTAATTTTTAAATCTTTCTTAAACTTTTCAAAATCAGCAAGATCAAAAACTGTAGGCGCATTTGCTTTAACACCTTTCAAATTGTATTCATCAAAAGCTTCTCCATAGTGTTCTGCTTTTGAGAAAATTACACAGCCTCTTTCATGTGCCCCCTGAGAAAGATGTACTGCTAAGTGTGGATATGGTGAGTAAGGAAATTTTCCTACAGAAAATAAAACTCCATTAACTTCAAATTCAGTACCATTATCCAACTGAACTTTTCCTTCTGCTTTTACAAGGATTTCTGCTGGAATATCTCCAATAGCAGACAAATATTCTTTGCCAATTTCTTCAAGTTTTTCGTTTGTAAGCATCTAATTCTCCTTTTTAATAAAAAAATTATATCATGCTATTTCTTCTTTGTCAAGTGACTCTTGGCTAAAATTCTGAACGTGCTCTGCCTCATCGAAAGAATTAACATAGTTATCAATATTAAATTTATATTCATTTTCTGAAATACGAACAAACCCGAAAGTTTCTTCCAAGAATTTAATGTTTGTACTTTCTGCACATTCGACAATCATATCATCAAATGGTTTACCATATAATTGATGGAATCTAAGTGCTTTTTCTTTATTAAAAGCATCTTCGTCTTCTATATTATAGAAGCGCCATTGTCCATCTCCATCAAGAAATGCCCCTGGACTATCTTCTGTAAACCATTCGCCAGTTTCTTCTTCTTGATACCAATACTCACCCCAAAGGTCGTTAGCCATTTGGTAAGCTTCATCTGAGTATTCATCAAATTCATTTAAATCAAAACTTTGATCTGTGATATAGCCTTCAGCACAATATAATGGACCTTGCTCTTCTGAACATTTATATTCAATGCCAGTCCCTTTAGGCAATTTATTTACGAGTTTTTCAAGAACTGGAATTGGTGGAGACCAAGCAGTCTGAAACCAAAGCTCATTACCTTCAAATGATACTTCGTAAGCGTTCCATTTTGTTCCCCACTCGTTACACTGAAATTCATACCAATTTAGCCAAGGTCTTTCAGTATCTGCTTGTATATGAGCCGCAGCTGGATCTTCACAAATGTATTCTTGTGGACATTCTTCTTTGGTCTTTGGAAATGGAACAATCCATTCAAACCTAAATCCGTCTTCTTCTGTCCAGCCTGGCTTTAAAGCGTTCATAACTTTTTCAAGACTTTCTCTTGAACTGAACGTTAAAACATTTTGAACATGATTAGGCATTATTTCTCCTTCTCTTTAAGTTCATTCAACTTTACAAAGTAATCGTAAGCGTCATCAATAGAGTTGATTTCAAATTCTTCTCCATTAAGACCAATTTCTGTTGGGAATGTAAAGTCATTTTCCCACAACCACCAAGATGCTCCTTCTTCTGTTTCGCCGCAATCTATGAGAACTTCTTTAAGCATCTGTCTTACACCGTCAATAGGCCAATATAACCAACAAGAACCATCATAGATTGGCTTATCTGATTCAAAATCTGTATTAAGCAGATTTTCTAACTTGGTATTAAAATCGTCGGTTTTCTTATCGAACTTTTTATAAAGTTCTACAATTTTTTTGAATGCTTCTCTTCCAATCATTTTGGTTCCTCCGTAAACATTTCATTCCAAGAAATTACTATTTCTTGTTCTGTCCAACTAAACTCAACTTCAATTGATTGTTCAGAACAGAAATCAGATAATATAATTTCATTTTCATTAAACAATTTTTCAAAGAATTTGAAAGTTTCTTCGTCGTTATATACAATGCAATCAGCTCCACCAAGAGCCGCGCCCTTTAGTTCATCCATGTGCTCATCAAACCAATCTTTTATTTCCTGTTTGGTATCTTCTACTGCACCATCCCTAATGGCTCTCAATTCTGCACCAATTGTCATTATGCTGCCTCCATAAGTTCTTTTAAGTTCTTAGAACCGTGAGAAAGATCTTGAGAACCAATCCAAGTGTATTCTTCGTAATTAATGGAATCCATATCTACCATTGCTTCAATTTTTGGTATAATCAAAGTGAGGCAAGCCTCTGTATCGCCGCAAGGAAAATTAAAGATAGGATCAATTGTGTAATGAACTTTGTGAATTGAAATACATTTGTCTTTTGTGTATCCCCAAATAGATTTAATGGCTCCTTCACCTGAAAAGTCATTGCCGTCGCCGTCCTGCCAGTGCTGCTGTTCCAAGAACTCTAAAACTTCTGCTTTATTCATAGTTTACTCCTCTTTATCAAATCTTCCTTTACATTCTTCGCGACTTGGATTGCTTTTACTACAAGTATATTTCTTTGGACACTCATCACAATCAAGCAATTCTTTTTTCTGTTTCGGTTCTTTCCAAATCTTTTCACAAACTTTTATTCCAACAAAATAAAATGCTATAAATACTGCAGCAACAAGTAGAAAATTAAGAATTGGATTCTGAACAAAATCTCCTAAAAGTCTTTGAGTTATATAGCCAAACAGCATAGCGTACCAACCGCCATTAAAGTAAACAATTTCTTTTCTCATATTTTCCTCACTAGAAAAATTATACCACGAAAACCAAAAAAAGTAAAGCCTGGCATTTAGCCAGGCTCTTTTTATGAATTACATAATAATGTATAAATCGCTAAAATTCTATCTCGATAATCAATCGTAGACTTTGGAATATCGCCCGCTATGACTGGCGCGGGCCCTGCGTTATAAGCAGCAATTACTTTTTCAACATCGCCATCAAAATCTTTATAAAGGTCGTTGATTAAGTGAAGTGCAACCCAAGTGTTGTGTTGCCAATTACTCCAATCAAAACTCATATTTGAATCATACTTATCAAAAGGCCAGTATAAGCCAGCAAAGTAAAGTTGATAAGCAGAATTAAGTTGGAACATTCCATTATCAGTTGTTCCATTTGCATTTACGTTAACAGCGTAAGGGTTTTGCTTTGGATTCTCGTGTAATAGAATCGCCACCGCAAGATTATTATCGCCTTTCATTGGCTTGTTAACTTCTATTATGTAATATGCAATTTCATCTCTTACTAAATCTTTATAAGGGTTTTCCCAATCAATAGGAATTTCAATTGTTTTAGAATCTGTAAAAGATGCTTGTCCAATTTTTTTTATTGTGGTTATATGTCCCGCAAGGAAAGTTCCTAAGAACAAAACAACAGTTGCGAGCCAACAAACAATTTGTCTCGCAACAATTTTTTTATTTATATATTTTTCACAGTAAAGCATTAGTCTGTATCACCATTTTCGTTGCAACTTTTGTCTTGTTGCATATATATATTATTTGCAGTAGTACTAAACAAATCTTCATCACTAGTTCTATAAAGAACTGGCTGATTAGGATCAACATGATTACCGTTAGTTGTTACTTGTAAACCGCCCCACCAAGGTTGTTGAGTAATTGGTTTAAATGGTTCACTATATACTGGTGGTACACCAAAAATAGAATCTCCACTTTTTTCAATTGCTCTTATAATTTTAAGTTTATCGTCTGTTGATAAACCCTCACAATTCATAACTCTTTTTTCGAGTCCCGTCTTTTCATCGTCTCCACTTGTGAAGTCTTGAACATACTTTTTTTGTTCGTCTGACATTTAATCTCCTTTATTTATCTTAACATACTCCTGCTCAGTGATTTCAGTCCACTCTTTAATGTAGTGTTCGTCAACAACAAACAAATCTTTTCCGTCTGACATTAACCAATCGTTATGGAAAACATAAAGAGTTTTTTCATAATGCTCGTCATAGGTTCCATCAGGATTTCTTGAAGAGGTTCCAACTTGAACAATAAGAACTTTGAAAGTGTCTTCAAAATTTGCTAATTTTTCTTCTTCAAGTGGTGGAAGTTTTTCAGTATGTGTAATCTGTTTGTGAACAACAACATCCTTTACCAACAAATCACAGAATTCGTAATTCATTCCGTCAGTGCAATAATCATCTTTATAGCAAATACCCTTAAATGCTTTATCGCCCCTTTTGAAAAACTTGGTATATGATTCCATATCCTTTTTCCAATCGTTATAAGCATTACTCATAATTTTACCCCTGAATGTTAAGATTTATTATATTATATCAAGAAAGGATTAAAAAGTCAAGAGAAAGCCCGCCACGGAATCGAACCGTGCCTCTTGGTTTTGCAGACCAGCCACTACCCAGCAATGTCGCGAGCATTGAGCCGCCAATAGGTCTCGAACCTACAACCCCCTGATTACAAGTCAGGTGCTCTACCAATTGAGCTATGACGGCATAAAATAAGTCAGCTATATAGGATTTGAACCTACAACATTCACATTAAGAGTGTGCTGCTCTACCGTTGAGCTAATAGCCGATAGTGTGTCCAATGGGATTCGAACCCATCCTAAAAGATCCACAATCTTTTGTGCTAACCGCTAACACTATGGATACAGTCGTTCCCGTAGGACTTGAACCTACAACCTCCGTCTTGTAAGGGCGGCACTCTACCATTGAGTTAGAGAACGAAATTGCGTGAGTAGAGAGAATCGAACTCCCGTTCATTTGGTTCGTAGCCAAAGGCACTATCCATTATACCATACTCACATATTCCTCCGCTAGGACTCGAACCCAAACCAAGGCATCCAGAGTGCCTTGTGCTACCGATTACACCACGGAGAAATGCAAATGAGCCCACCCAGGATTGAACTGGGAACCCACGCCTTAAAAGGGCGTTGCTCTATCCAATTGAGCTATGAGCCCGTATACTGAATCTTTGTGCCGACCAAAGTTTCTTCCCTTTATGAGGGGGAATAGGAGCCGTCCTACCACTCAGCAAATTTGGCGAGGTGTATAGATACATTAACAGTGTATTGCTTCATCAGCATAGGAACACCTTTTGCCATAGCCCGCAGACAGGGAATCGAACCCCAACTTTTGGATCTTCAGTCCAAAGCACTACCATTATGCAACCTGCGGATAAAATAAAAAAAGGCTTAGTATTTCTACTAAGCCTTCAAAACAAAATACAAGTTTTTTCTACATCGTCACTTGATATTTTCTCCTGAAGACTCAGCAATATGTTTACACATAAAGACTGTGTGCTGTTTATGAGTAGTTTTAACTGTCTTGGTAAATACTGTTGTAAACATATTCTTTTCTCCTATAAAATTAACTTGTAAGCGGGCGATAAGAAGTGGCAAAGCCACTTCTCTTTTAAGGTCTTCAACCGCCATTTCTAGACAATGACAACCACAATTCACCGCCTATTCAGGTTGTCGTAAAATGCTACCATCAGGGTCTGATAAAAGACGGTGACCGATTGTCCAATAAAAGTCAGACAACACTTTCTTCGTGTAGCAAGTTCGATAACTTAATCAACTAGCCCTCGGAAATCGGGTCGTAAATCCGAAACGTTAGCCCCCCAGGCTACTGTGTTACTCTTACACCATTTCCTTCTCGTCGGGAGCCTATCCCCGCAATACTTCTTTACTAAGTTATCTAGCAAGGTCTCGGGTGACCGAATCGAACAGTCCCGATGTCCAGCTTATGAGGCTGGTGAGCCACAACCAGTGCTCCAACCCGAAACGAATAAATTCTTTATGTAATTATCTTATCATAAAGAATGAAATTTGTCAAGCGATGTGTTTACCCAATCGCTTAATGGGTTTAGTCGAGGTCGCAGGAGTTGAACCTGCCTGAACCAACTACCCTTTCAACACCTTATCAGAGTGAGGGGATACACCTCGAAGGGAAAGTCCTGTGTGGTGAAACTTACAGTATACCTTTATCATTTTCTGGCTTATCCCTTAAGGGTTTGCGTAAGCCTTTATTTAGGTGGCATGAACGTTATCCGCCGACAACTTCCACCACTACCTTTAATCAGGGTAGCACTCTCGTATAATTCATCAACTACTTTAACGCGCGTAATTTTCGTCGATTACTCCGAGCGACTTATTGGATTTTCTCCCGATAGTTCTTGCGGGGATCGAACCCACTCCTCCACCTTGAAAGGGTGGCGACTCAACCTTTTTGTCCTAAGAACCATGATGGCAGATTATTTCTAACCTGCCAAGTATAGTATCCTCCTACTATACATTTTTTAGTGTAATAAGATGGATTAGATGGGGCTTGAACCCACATTCCCGCCCGTCCATTGTAGGTTTTCATTGGCGGAGCTTAGTCCATATTAACTGACTAACCCATAAAAGTTTGGCAACTTTACCGAATTGTAATTTGCCGAAGGTCTTGCCTACCTATCGTTAAAGTAGGAACGCTAACAGAGATTTGTGCGTTAGCCACTAGAAGCTGAATTGTTTTATAAAATAATGGTTTTACGGTAACCAGCCGCTTATACTAACGTTGGGACAACCAATTCCTCCGAAGTGTTTACGATTACACATAACGCCTGCTACGCTAGGGCGCGACCTGTTTCTCACCACCCAAACAAGCAAAGGGTTTCTTAGGTCTTACAACCGCAAGTATTTTTGGTTAAAGGAATACTTGTTTTCCTTATGGCTTAATTTTACCACGAAAGTAAAATTTTGTCAATCTACGAGAGCGGCACGATTCGAACGTGCAGAATGGCGGTTTTGGAGACCGCTGCTGTACCATTGTAGCCACACTCCCATCAACGAACGGTCTATGAATCCCCACATATTGTCTTAACCGTTCCGCTAAGGCTCTGCACCTTAGAAGCTTTCCCAATGCTCTTATTTCTAAGAGTACCACTTAGAGCGCTATCACAGATTCGAACTGAGGCTTGCTGCTTGGAGGGCAGCCGTGCTAGCCGCTAACACTAATAACGCATAATTGGCGAAGAGTATTACTGTGAAATAACCCAATTTCTCTTTAAATAGGAACTCTTTTTGCCTATACGGAAGTGACACGTTCCGACCGTGCATTACCCGAAGGTACCCAACTTAGCAGGTTGGTGCTTTTGCCAATTCAGCCACACTTCCAAAAATTAGTAAGGGAAGTAATTTACTTCCTCTTTAATTGTAGCAGAAGAAAGATGTTTTTTAGCAATCTTCAAAAATGTTTTTATCTCTTCCTTTCCATTAGGAGAAAAACATACCCAAGATTTGTCTTGTCCGTACCATCCTTTTACTTGAAGCCAAAATTCTGGATAGAATCTGTCTTCTGTTTCATTAGGTGTCATACAAATAACACAAGGTGTAAGGATAACACTGTTAATAAACTTTTCGTCTCTTTCAGGGCGAAGAGTCTTAACTTCTTCTTTTGTTAAAGAAGATTTTGCAAATTGTCCATACTTCATCAGCACTTGCTGATGGTTTGTCCATTGACTTATTTTCTCTGCTTGTTTTTTATCTAACATATTAAAATCCTCAATAATATTAACTTTTTTAAGATGTTAGTTTAGTGGACACGTTGGGAGTCGAACCCGCTAATTCTCCTTGCAAAAGAGACATGGCACCTCGCCATCTACGGCCCATAAAAAAGGTGTTCGGGTTTATCGTCGCAGACGTCATACGACTAGTTAGTTTTGTTCCGTTTGCACTCCTCGATGTTATTACTGCCGAGTGTAAACGTATCGGTTCAGTTTGCCCGAAAAGATCTAACATACTTCATTAACCAAACGCCCCAAACTGTTACGCTTGGATTTAGTGGAGCGGGGGAGCATCGAACTCCCAACCTCATGATTGCAAATCACGTATTCTAGCCAATTGAACTACCGTCCCAAAATTACCTACATCTTTACCTAGAATAAAGTTCGGTTAAACCTTTCGATTTTTACTCATTCAAGTTTCTGCGCAAGAAACGGGGAGTCATTTTTTCGGAAGGCGAGGGAATCGAACCCCCAACCTCATGATTACAAATCACGTATTCTAGCCAATTGAACTACCGTCCCAAAAAACCAAAGGCGACCTTGCAGAACCTTTGCTTACCAAATGCTCAACTTATACATCTAACTAGCGCGTTGCCATTTAGTTTTAATTGATGGGCTAATTAGAGAATCCCATCAAAGGCGCTTTAATCTTAGCGGAGTATGCAAGACTCGAACTTGCGCCACGCTCATCGCATGTCAACGGTTTTCAAGACCGCCCGTATAGCCGCTAACTCAATACTCCAAAATGCTCACATTCATTAGGTAGAATGTGAAAGACCGCACTCTCTTTGCAAAGAGTAATTGTCGTTGGGTATTGTATACCTAATCCCGCCCAACTCGGGGGTAGTCTGTATGGTAGGACTCGAACCTACGAAGCCTTGTTCCCAAAACAAGTGGATTAACCGCTCTCCCACACACAGATAAAGCGGGCTAGGCAGGAATTGAACCTGCGTCTACGGATTAACAGTCCGCTGTATAACCATTTTACTACTAACCCAAATTTTAGTTGGCAGGGAGGGACTCGAACCCCCAACGTTTCTGATGTCACGGATTTACAGTCCGCTGCCTTCAGCCATTCGGCACACCTACCAATAAGTAGCGGGATATGCGAGAATTGAACCCGCGCTCTCCTGAGTGACAGTCAGGCGTATGCACCATTTTACCAATATCCCAAATGTTAGTCGGCTCGGAGAGACTCGAACTCTCACGCCTCGCGGCACTAGATCCTAAGTCTAGCGTGTGCTGCCAATTTCACCACGAACCGAAAATAAAAAAGGCTTCTGATTTGCGTCAGAAGCCTTTATATAATAAACTCAGCTTCCGTCACGTTCTTGGATCATAGGCAGGTTCATACGATACGCCACTATTAAGTGTCGCAATAATGAGAGAATCTGCACTGTAATTATTCCAAGAATTTTTCATTTTGTTTTCCTTTTAATTTAACTTGTGACTATATTATAAAACACAAATTATTTTTTGTCAAGATTACTTTCTCAACAAGAAAGCTCTCATCCATTTTTCAATGATTGTTTCTTCGTTTTCTCTGAACCAATCAACCAATTGTTTTTCGTTTTTGAAATTAAGCGGAATAATTCTACTTCTAAACAAAAACCCAAACAAATCCCAATTAGAAAGACTAAGAAGATAATTTTTTCGTTTCCACCAATGAATTATCTCCCAACCTTCTTCAGGCTTATATTTTGGAGGATAAATCTCAGTAGTTATATACTTCTTTTCTTCTTTGCGTTTACCTGCAAATTCAGAACTCCAAGGCATGTAAAAACCCCAATTTACTTTTTCTATAACTACTCTTTTAAGAACTACTGTATAAAGTGGCTTATCTTCATTATAAACCAAATCAACGTAATCCTTGTATTTTTCCCAAAGGGACTGACGCTTAATACCATACTTATAATCTAAGCCAAAGATTTGTCTTTCAAAATCTCTGCGGTATTCATCTTTGCCGCCCCAATAGTAATTTCCTCCATCTGATGACCAACCCCATTTATCAGCGAATCTCAAAGAATAATCAATGTTTTCGTTGATAAACTTTTCTTCAGGCTGAACACCATCTTTTGTGCAAAGAAAGCAACGATCATTGTAAAGAAGTTCTTTATCAATACGACCTTCCATTTCTTTACACAATCTCCTATCTTTCTGTCTGCGTTCTTTATGATACTGTTGGCGACACCATTTATCGCCTCTAGATTTGCAAATAGAATGATAAGGTTTTTTCTTAAAGCTTCTACTCATATTTTTCTCCTAACTAATTTTAAGTTAGAATACTGTATACTTCATAAGAATCTCCTTTATTCTTTCTAGGAACGTGAGATAATCTTCACGCAAAATATATCGACTTCTAGTTCGGAGGGCAGGATTCGAACCTGCGGAATACAGGGATCAAAACCCTGGGTCTTACCGCTTGACGACCTCCGAATAAATTTAGTCGGTAGGAAGGGAGTCGAACCCTTAAAATCTACATTTTGAGTGTAGCACGTCTGCCAGTTGCGTCACCCACCGAAAAAGAAGGGCGTATAATATGCACTCTCAATAGTGCAGTTGCCCTTCGCCCAAGTATTTATACTGCGTCGTGGCGATACAGTTGAAAAGATTTTAGTGTTGTTCTTTTCGTCAACATCAAAATTATAACACGAAGTCATAATTTTGTAAAGGGGATATACCAATCAGTATTTCCTCCACCAAGATAGTTTTACGATAACTACTAAAACGACAAGACACTCAAAAACCCTATTACACGAACAAACAACAACCGTCTTTTAATGGGGATACGCTATCGTGCAGTCGGTTATCCCTGCTTTGTTCGATACCATTTTAAGCCCGTTAGGATCATAGGCAACCATTTTAGTTTACTGCCTATTCATAAAATGGTGAGATGGAGACGGAGGGGTTCGAACCCTCGTGTCCACAAGTATTACATTAAACACTTCTATACAAGTTTAAGATCCGAAGGTTTTTGATAGTATGGGTTCACGGGTCTTACCCATCTTGTAACAGTATATCTTATCGGATTTTGTAGCCCCTGCACTATCCACCGAGCTTGCGGTTTTCCTGACAAACCTA